GCTGCTGATAATAATAAAGCAAATAAGGATAGGCCAAATCAGGAGGATTATCGAATTTAAGGTTGGTTTGGTCATTAAAATAATAATACGGCTGTTGAACTACTCGATACCCATTACCATCATAATCATACATGGCAATGATTTCCTCAATTGTTTTGCGCGTCATTTTTTGATAATTAACACCCGTAACATAAAGCACTTTATCTTCAAGATAATCTGCTGGAAGCGGTATATAATCGATTGGTGAAGCAACATCCGTGGGATTTGCAGTCATTGTTCCAGTTGTGGAAGTTAGCATTCTCCAATGTCGCAAATCACGATAAATAGCACTTTCTGCTTCAGCAATTATTGTATCAGCTACTGTTTGTACAGAACTATGGTTTAGCCATGCAGCTAGGGAGCCATCCGTTGATGTAGACCCCACTAAAATTGTATAAGATAAAGTGCTTCCTACTGTCACGCGGCCTCTTTAGCTTTCTTTAAGAGATAATCAACAATTGATTTAAATATAATTTCTGGTTTAATCGCCGAAGCACATAATGCCGCACCAGTGCTTTCTACCTTGTTGCAAAAAGTCCAATCATAATGCAATCTATGGCAAGGATAACATGGCGAATTTTTAAGTTCTGGAATTACAACATTTGTATTTTCCCAATTTTTTGTAAGATTTTCATGACTGCTATGGGAAAGATAAATTATTTTGTGTACATCTTTTTCATGGCAAACAGCGTTCATAACACCAGTTTCTGGACCAACAACCACATCAGCAATTGTTGCAAAAGACAATGATTCCCGTATGTTCCACAAACCGCATATTCCTTTAATTCTGTCAGTCGGAATGTTATTGTTTTTCAAACAATCAATAATTGCATCTTGCAAAGGTTTTGCGATGTATTTGTCCCCATAAAGATACACTATCGCGGGAGTTTTTTCAATAAGCCAACTTAAAACAGTATCAACATAAGGATATGTTTTATGATGAGATGTTCCCGTCAAACACCAAACAACAACGGGTCCGGAATGTTTAGCTTTTTCTTTTCTTGCCCATTCTTTTTCTAATTCAGTTGCATAAAATTTTACTTTTCCACCATGTGGAACGCCGGCTATATCTGCCGTTCTTTCCAAATAATTTACACAACCGTATAATTTGCGACGCGTTTCGTCAGCGTAAGAATGTTGCAACTTGCCCGGCATTTGCAACAAACCTCCTTCTACACTTTCACAAAGATTAATAACTCTGTCATATCTTTCTTCTAAAGCTTTCCAATATGGCCCCAATTCAGCATTGGGAACTTGGTCTTGGTCGTGTAAACAAAATTCATCTATTCTTGGATCGTGGCGAATAACGGATATGGTATTAGCGTGCCCCAACCATGTAACGTGCATATTTTGTTGCTTCAAGCCATCTAATACAGATGATGCTTGCATCAAATCTCCAATAGCGCCAAAACGAATAAGCAAAGCTCGTTTTTTACCATCTGGATTGCGTTGCCATATTTTTTCAACAAATTTTCCATCGTTTCTTTTTTGAAAAACCAAAAAATGACTATATTCATCATCTTGCGCACGTTCTTCTTTTTCTAATTGCGTCCAACCGCAATTAGTATGTTCTTGCAACAATTTTTCAATATCACCGGGGTATATGTCCCATTTATGATCGTCATTTGCTCCTGGCGTCCCTGCTTTCGGATATAAATTAGCAGAAGGAACATAAAGAACTAAAAACGCACCCTCTCTAAGAACGCGAGTCCATTCTTTCAAAACAAAAGGCACTTCTTTTGGATTAAAATGCTCCAAAAGATGGCTTGAGAAAATAGCATCCCAACTTTCATCGCCAAAAAGACACAAATCGCTGCAATTTTGTACAATATCAATGCCAGTTGGTCTTGCGCCGTTTGCTGCAACACAACTATCAACACTTGTAAAATGTGGCCATGTTTTACGCATACCAGCGCCCAATTCCAAAACGTGGCCGCGTGTATAACGTGTAATTAAATGAGCAATTTTATTAGATTCAGAAAAACCAGAATTTAGTCCTTCAGTCCAAACCATGTATTCTCCTTTTGATGCTTCTATAAACCTTTTAAGAAGGCTATAGCTTGCTCTCTGTTAACGAAAGGTTCACCATAAATAGACAACATTTGTTGCAATTTTTTCCAATGCAAATGCTCTAAATTTGTATCTTTTTCTATTGTTTCTTCTGATTTAATTTCTTCCTGAACATAACATTTAGGAATTGAACCATCATCAGGGGTAGGGCCATCGGGAATGGAATCAACGGGTCGAAGAGTTGAAAAGTCAGTGACCAATTCTCCTCGCCCGTTGAATGTTTTACCATTTTGCTGAAATGCAAGGCCCGGTTGACCAAATATCTCAGCATATTCCTGTGTTGGGTCGAATTTTATTTCGTCCATCACTTTTTATCCAATCTTTTTTCCACCTATAGGGCTATCTTCACCAGCGGCAATGCCGTAGTTGCAATATCCCTGTACCAAACAAGCCTCATCAATATAGCCTGCATTGAAAGTAGATTCGAGATCATAGCCCGGCTTAAACGAAGCCACAGCCACATCAAGGGCGACGCCTTGTGATACGTCGATCTTTTTGGTGCCCATAACATCGCCGCCCTGAACAGAATTTTCGTTTTTCAGACCGTCGAGTGCCATGTTGTGTTACTCCTTGCTCAGTTTTTTAGAAGAAGAGGGAATGTCCCGCATTTTTTTCGACACAGGTTTAGCTGTGCCACGACGGGTTTGTTCATCTTCTTCATCTTCCGTTTCCGGGTCTTCATAACCGCCGCGAGCCGAAAGATGTTCTTTGTCGCCGGTTACATAACCACCGTCGCCAAATTCTTGCGTATACGCGTCCCATTCCGGACCACCGCTGTCATCGCGTGGCAACAGTTCATAATCTGGAATAAGTTTAGGTTTAATGTATGAAGCATCTTCGCCGGACAGATAACCGCCCTTGAAAACTGCACCATCAGTCTTTACTCGGCCCATAGGGCCATATTTGTCAGCCATTTTAACTCCTTTCGGTTGGTATTCTTGGACGAGTCAAGAAGCCTTTTGAACGAAGATTTTCCGTTCTAAATTGCAAATCTTGCTCCATAATATCACGATTGCCCTGATCTTCATCCGGCCATTTTGGCTGGGTAAAACGATCATGGTAATTCGCTTTATCATAATTGGGTAATTCGCGTACCGTAGGCCGGATAAATCCTAGCTCTAGGTCTGCTTCGTCCGCCCCAAAACCCGTAAAGGTTTTTACGCCTTTAGGGTTAGGGAACTGGACTTCGCTGGTGCAATAACTCCCCAGCATACCCAAGTCGTCGTATTTATCGCCCTTATCGGACATTAGTTACCAGTCCAGCTTGATAGTGGATCGACATAGGCTTCAATCTGAACCTGTACCTGCTGAGTTGCATCGGTGCCAGTAACAGCCGCCAAATAACCACCCTTATTCAGAGTTAAGTTAGCATCGGTGTTAATGGTAAATACCGTACCAGCGGCACTGGTTGACAGCGTAGCTGTACCAATCGTCGAAGTGGTGGTAAACGTTGCAGAACTTGTCGAGGTAAAGGTTGTACCCGTACCAATGGCAAACAAAGCAACGCTGGAAGCGCCAGTACCAGCAACCTGAACAAGTGCAGTCGCAGCACGAATGCGCACGTTCGAGGATGGTGAGGTAAACAGCGGAGTTGTCTTAGACGCACCCGTAATAGCAGAACCAAGAACGATCTGCTGGCGGGTGAGATAAGACGGATGATCGATAGGACCTTGTGACATGTTTTTGTTCCTTTCCTATGATTAAGCCGCTGAATCCCACTTGACGATACGAGCCTGTTTGGCTTGCGTTTGCGTCAAGGCGAACCCACCAAGATAGTACCAAGCAATGCCCTTCGAGCGACCGTAGTCTGACGGAATGGCACCGCGTACTTCTTCTGGAACAACAATAGCTTCAGCAACGGTATCTTCACCAAAGAAGAACGCCCAATCCGATAGACCGTTGGTCCAAGTCGTTGTAGCGGTCGTGTTGTTGGCATAACCGTGGCTTACATTGGTTTGTTCGATGAAGCGAACGCCTTCAAACTTACCAATTTCGCCGTTGTAGATCATTTGGAAACCTTCATCACGATATGCATAAACGCCTTCCAAATCGTTCTTAACCGGACGCCATGTGGTCGGCCAAGCGATTGCAAAGTATTCGTCCATCATATACGGAGGAATGTTTCTTTCTTTCATAACGTCCACAATCGATTTAATGTGGTTCTTATGCAAGTTGACGCTGTTTGTCAAAGTAGCCGTACCATTGGTCGTCAAAGTGACGGCAGTGGTATCAGTACCAGTCGTCGAAGCACCATAAGCGACAACGCGCAAAGGTGTTGAATTAAACTGATTGAAAGCAAACTGATCGAGTGCTTTTTTGCAATCGTTTTTTAACACCTTATTGATAATTTCCTGTACAGGATGTTTAGACAAATTGTCCAACATGCCAGTATAGGGAACTGCGTTGCCAAGTTCCGTAACCGTACCAGTGCCCTGAGCAACCGTAAAGTTGGTCTGGGGAACAGTCGAGGTTTCGGTCAGGACGGTACCCTGAGTCGCAACATCGTTATAAACGTTCCACGTAAAGAGCTGGCCTTTATGCAAACCCTTATCAGTGAAATCTTTTGCATCAGCAAATTGACGAAATTTGCACAACGGTTGTACCGCAGTACGCAAAATATCAGACAATTCAAGCGAGAACATATACCCGCCCAAACTGTTAACAGCCCATAATTGACCGGCCATTATAGTTCCTTTCGTTATGACATAGACGACTGTCCACGAGCTTTCCGCATAGCTTCAACAATACTTGACCCTGTTGGGTAAGATGATTGTTTTTGCATGGGTTGCACTTTGTTGACAGCCTGTGTTGTTGTTGGCGCTGCTCGCTTCCGTTCCACGCGACTTTGAGAAACATTCGCGGTTGTGACGGTTTGCTGAACAACTGGTTGCGTCTTGTCGGATTCTCTTGCTGTTTCCGTTACGGGTTGAAATTCATCGCGCGTTTCCCTGCACGCTTCGCGATAAAGCTCCAAATCAGATTTGGGCAGACCAATGGCCATGTATTTTTGGCGCAATGATCCAACTTTATCGGCTGCGACCAAGGTTTTCGCACGACTTTTGAACACGTCGGCATACTCGCTTGAAATAGCCTCAAGATTATTTTGAAATTGTACTTGCGCGACAGCACGTTGCGCGGCAGCTTGTACAATTTGATCTGGTGCTGGAACATTCTGTTTAGAAAGAGAAACAGTAAGGTTCGCAAATTCAGCTAAAGCGGCGGCGGATTCATCTTCGCTACCGTAAAGCATTTTTCTTGCAATGCCTTTAACCGTGTCAATGTTAATGTTGTTTTTATCAGGCTCAACTTGAGTTTGTTGAATTTGTTGAGGTTGATACTGTGGTTGTTGCGGTTGTTGATTGTACAACGCTTTTTGCGCAAGTTGCTCAATTTCTTCTTGCGTTAATTCATATTGTTGGCCATTAATGTTGATTGTTTTTTTAACAGGCAAAACAATTTCAGGTTCTTTTGAGACAATTTCAACTTTTGGTCCAGGTATTGGCTCCGGCTCTGGCTCAACTGAAGGTGTTTCGGTTTCCATGGTTGCGCCATGACTAATTTGAGCTGCGTACTCTAGTTCGCGCTTATATTGCTCATTGCGATTAGCATAAATTTTGTCCATAATTTCTTTGCGCGGATCAGACAAAGAATTACTTGACGTATCCTGTTCTTGTTTTTCAACAGATTGAGAAGGTTGATCGTCATAAATTTGTGAACGGGCAATAGCGCCAGTTTCTGGATCGGCTTCAATTTTCATTCCAGTATCAATTTTAATATCAGTCATTATTCTTCTCCGTCAGTTATGATTGCTTGCTCGTCTTGCAACGATTGCTCGGCAATTCGCCCCTTTGATAGAACATTATTTAGGGTGTTAGCAATAAATCTTGCCCTATAAACTTTTGCTTGATGACGTATAATCAATTTTGTATCCGTTGGATCAATTCCGGCTAATGCTTCTAAAGATTCTGCCGCTTGCTCACTTATCGCATCTAAAATAATTCTTAAACATACACTTTCTCTCAATTCTTGCTCTATTTTTAACTTAATGTCAAGTTCTTTGAACCTTTGATCGCCTTTTTTAAGGCGCTCAATTAATTCAGGAGTCAGCAAAACATCATCAATTTTTACATTTTCATCCAATTTTTTCATCGACGACCAGCCAAATTATTTAATATGTTTTGTTGATTAGATTGATGGGCTTGAAACTGCCTATCGCCGTGAGCCATAATTAAATCCTGCACGGTCTGTTGATTATCTCTATGCGTTTCATACTGTTCTTGCATTAAAGTTTTCTGATAATCAAGTTTAGCAATTTCTAAATCAGTTTGTGATTGTAATTGCCTGTCTTGCATTTTTGCTTGCGCGGTAATTTGCGCAGCTTGTAAACGGCTAGGATCGTTTTGCGTTCCTTGTTTTCCACCGCCTTGTTTGGATTGTTGCATTTGCTGCATAATCGCGTGAATATCGCTATTGGGTTCAAAAAAGCGATCCCCATCTTTATATCCGCAAAGACTGAACACCTCCTTGATGACTTCTTGTGGATTCGCGGCCATTGCGGCAGCGGGGCCAAATATCTCGCCTATAGCATGTGTGGCTGTTAAAAAATTCTGCAATTTTTCTTTTGGATTGGTTGCTCCAAGCCCAACATTGACTTTAACAGTAAGTTCCTGATTTAATAATTCATCGGTTATTTCACTAATTCCATATTTTTGTAAAAGTTTTGCATCTTGCCCTGCGTTGGCAATTATAACCGCATCAGTTTCATAAGCCTGTTCCAATTTAACTATTTGCGTCAAAAGCGGCTCAACAAAAGTTTCAGCCCAAACTCTTTGTTCATATTCACCAATTTGCGAGGCATTGCCTTGCATCATGGTCATATTACCTACGGCTTCATACACGCCTTTGTTGGCTTGAATCGAACTATTGGAAACTTCGCCAGTTAAATTATCAAAATCAAGGTCAACATGTTCTTGTTCGGAATATGCGCTTGCCGTAACTTCAGGCGGCCTATCCCAACGAATATCGGCTTCCGGGTCTTTTGTCATAATGACTTTGCCCGGTTGAAAACTACGAACATCGCTTGGATCAATTCCCTTGCCGTCACGAACAAATTGACGAGGGTTCAAAGCCAATTTAACGTTATCAAGGCGAAGGTTAACAACATCGTTGGCTTGTGATTGCAAATCTTTAACAAGCTCAACTTTAGATGCTGGGTATGTCTTATGTGCTTCGGGAACAACAAAACCGCACACATAAGGGCGAACGCCTTGTAAATAAACTTCTTTAACCGGCCTAGGGATAGATAATAATTCACCAGCACTCGCTAAAGTATAAGAATGCATATCTTCGCCATCAACACGAATAATGTTTTCGCGTATCCAACAAATATCAAAATCACGCGGTTTCCAGCTATCATGATCTTTACCGGGAACGCGCCCTTGTTCTCGGCTACGACGAGTGACGTCATCATCTAAATCCGTGGCATTTCTTAATGAACCATCGGAAACATTTAACCATTCACCTGATTTAATTTTTTGCTTAACGTCCGATATATACATTGGAATAATTTCAATGTTATATGGAGATGTTGCAATTGGATTGCGCCAATCGGCACCCGGGTCAAACCTAAAATTTTCAGGTGCTATCAAATCTATCCAAGGATGATCTACAATTGTATTGTAAATATCATATTCATCAGATAATAGATCGCCCGTTTCTGGATGTATGAGCGGCGCTCCAGTCAAAGGATGTAAAACTGGCTTGCTTTCCGTATGACTGTATTTTTCTTCAAATTTCCAATATGCCTTAGCTATTGCGATGCCCATGACTTCTGCGTCTTGACGACCGCCCATCATTGTTAAAAACCAAGGTATCGTTTTGGTCAAACGATATTGAACTAATGATTTAAGAATTTCAGCCGAAGCGCGTTGCAAAGGATTGTTATCATCATTAGGACTAATGTTGACAATATCTTCATTTCCAAAAAACGCCGTTGCGCATTGAGCTTCCGATTTGCGAACCATTGAACGTGTTTTTGGTCGAAACAACCTTGAACGGTATCTATAATCTGTCGAAAGATATTTCGATTCTGAATTATGCAAACCCTGAAATGCGCGTAACGAATTGTTCCACGCGATGCGCCTACCAGCATTAAGCCAATTTGTGCTGCTTTCATAACAATCACGCGCAAGCGTGCGAAAATAATTATTTTCTTTTGCAACAGAACTTCCGCCCATTTCCATTGCGTTCTTTTTTGCGCCCTTAACAATATTTGAATAATCTGGCGCATCTTGAATATCGGGAGGTGTATCGCGTGTGCCAACCATTATTTGCTTTCAAAAGAAATTTTATTTAGTTCTTTTTTATTATAATCTTCCATTTCTTCGTTTGTATAATAATCCATTTCTATTCTGCATAAAGACTGGACAGGGAACATTTGAATTGTTTTGCTTCCATTATAAATTGTAAGAGTGGAAGTTTTGCTAATTTCACCAAAACTATATTCCAATAAAAGGCGTTCATTTTTATCAAGAGAACCACATTTTTCAACAATTGTTGTTTTTCCACTAGAATCCGGCGTGGATTCAATGCGCACCCGCTTTACCACAAATTTATATGGCTCAATCATAGCACCATTCCGTCTGTAATTACGTCTTTTGTAAAAAAGTCAATCATGTCATTTTCCCTGATTGAACGACGCGCCATATTATAACGTTCTAAAATTTCTCCTCCAGCTATCATAACACGTTTTTCAATGTTATTTTGGTCTATTTTGTTCAAATGCAACAAAAAACCATATTTCCAAATTCGCGTTTCTTTGTTTTTGCCTTCGTACATAAGTTGAATGCTAGCATGACCAGATTCATGATTGCAATCAACAAACCAACTATGGCCAGCATAATACTTTTCAAGAATAGACATAATTTTTTTGCCGATGTCTAAATCTTGCAAATAAAATTTGCCATGTCCCATTGATTCTGTAATTAAATCTGACATTTAATTAATTCAAAATTGAATAATTGTAAGTTGAGGTATCAGTAGCCCCACATAAAACCGTAAATCCAGTGCCAGCCGTAACGGTTTTCATGGCCGGTGGCGTGGTAATCGTGCCGCCTTGCGTATTCATGGAAATAATAACCATAGAAGTTGCCGCCATGTTTGAATTTGTAATTGTAATAGTACCAGCCCCAGTACATACAAACGTACCTTTTTGTGGCAAAGCCATTCCAAGAACTGTTTGGGCAAAAGCAGTTGAAGGCAACAAAAACAATAAAAGAGCAACAAGCGTTTTCATATTACAATCCTGTAAAGGTTGAAACCAAAGATGCTACGGGAACAGCCGCAAGTTGATGTCCGGTTGGCGCGGGATGCGTACCGTCAATAGTGGGAAGCTGTTGAATGATATAAGTGCTGGTTGCATCGGTAGCTACACCAAGATTATAAGATATAATCTGCGTAGCTGTGTTAGCCGAAATTGTGCCTACTGACCCCGCGCCTGTGCCACCCGTAATGATAATGATATAACCAATCCATTGATTGGTCGTCCATGATTTAGTGGTATCATTTAGATAAGTAGTGCCGCCCGCCCCCGATGCCGTACCGGAAACAGCCGGTGAAGTTTGTTGTACCCACCAACGGCCACCATTTTGCGTAAGGACGTTTGATGAATTGGCTTCTACCGTATTCGCCGTTTCAATATAGCCAGATAATGGAGCCGGAACAGTCCTAATCCATGCGTTAAGCGCAAGGCGATTTGTTTCATAAACTTGAACACCGCCGCCACTTACATAAGAACCGTTACCGGTTGAACCATTAAGGGTGAAAGTCGTTGCGCCCGTTACAGTGACAACAAAAGTTCCATTAGCCGCCGTGTTGCCTGTAACGCCGGAAATAGTCGTTGTTTGCCCTGTCGTTAAATAATGGTTTGACGATGTGGTAATCTGGATCGGGCTTGCATTGGTTGCGCCGCTGATCGTAGTTGTGACCGGCGTTTGATTAGTCGTTGTAACGAATTTATCCGTTGAAGTTGTGCGTGGAAAATAGGTAGTTTGATATACCGGAATACCGCGAGATGCAAAACGATTCCAATGTAACAACAAATTGGCCTGTAAAGTTGCCAATGTTTGGTTGTTAATATCGTTGCTGCCCCATTCCGTAATCGCATATTCAAGGCTAGACACATGACGTTGCAAAGCGGGGGCGTTAGAATAAACCAAACTTTCTGCTAACGTGGAACCAGCAACGGCTAATTGTGCGTAATTAAGAGTTGGGGTAGCTGAATAACCGCCAACACCGCGCACACCAAATCCGTAGTTTTGTGAAGTATAAGTAGAGTTTTGCGGCGTTACATCACCTGAACCGGCCATAATGCTATCGCCAAACAAACCGATTGCAGCAGAAGTTTTTGGATAAGTAGCCCCAAGAATGGCAACAGGATTATAACAATTAGACCCCGAGCCACTATTGGCTAATGCACCAGTTCCATTTGCGCTATCTACCGCATTGTTTCCGTAACTCCATGTAGTTGTCCCCTGTGCGTTTAATGGCCATTTTTGCCCAGAAGAAACAGTTACAGTAACGCGTACATAGGCTGTAGTGGCGGCAGGAAGATCATAAGGAATAACGTCAGAAATAACTTCCGAATTGTTGTTAATTACAACCGCCGAAGAGCCGCTAAATGTCATGGGAATATAGGTAGACCCTACTTCCAAGGCGGCATTGACGGTGATTGCATTGCCAGGACCGGCTTGAACCAAAGCCGTGCTGATCCCATAATTCGGAAATACTACTTTCAAATCATAAGTATATTGTGGAAAATAAAATGGAATACGATAAGTGCGTTGCGTGTCAGTACCGTTGCTTAGACCAGTACCGGCGTTCAAATCGCATTGCGAGACTATTTGCCCCGCGCCATAAGAATTTAATCGACGAACGATAGATGTAGACAAAGACGTAGCCCCAGTGCCACCAGATGATGTGGCCAATGTGCCATTTGTTATGCTTGAGGCATTTGGTGTAGCAACTGCTTTAAGAACCATGATTAGTTACCTTCGCCAATCGCAAAATATACGTTTCCAGAACCACTTGCCAAAATAATGGCAACGTTGGTCGCTGGCATACCCATTCCAATTACAACTTCAGCACCGGGTGCTACAAAATCAGGACTTGACGTGGTTGCTGTTGCCGATGATGTTCCATAAGCAATAAAAGCTGTTCCACTTGCTCCATTATAAACATGCAAATCAGTATAGCCCCCAGCAAATCCCGCCGTTCCAGAAACGGCAGCGGGTTGCGCAACAACGGTATTTTGGCTGCTTGTTGTAGCCGCCAATGTATAGCTGGAACCAAATCCCTTAAAATTCTTTAATGTAATGGTCACGACATTTTCTCCTGACAAATTAAATTGGCACCAACACTGGCTGGCGTTCCGTTAATAGTTGTAACTGCAACCGATAAAATATCGGGATAATTTCCTTTAATTAAATTAACCAATGGAAAGAAATTATTTAAATCAAATGTTTGCAAACCAGAACCACCAGCAGGCGCCGTAAATGCATAAACAACTTCCCCACCCGATAATGCTGTAGCCGAAACATCTCTTGTTGCAAACGAATAAGCTGAACCCAAACTTGAAAGCGCCACAAATGATGCCCCCGTTAATACAACCGGTGATGTCGGCGTGCTGGCAATCAATTCAATTTGGCACAATGCACTTGACGTAATCACTAAACTAACAGGCAACAATTGACCACGATTGATATAACCAATTGTATAATTAATACCAGCGGTCACCGCAGAAGATATGGGAAGTCCGGTTATAATGTCTTGAAAAGTTAAAGTGTTTGTGGTGTTTGCGGTAATAACTGCCGTTAATCCATTTGTTCCCAATGAGGGAAACAAAACATATTTACCGACCCATTGATTAGCCGTCCATGGAGTGCCAGAAACAACGGCTGTTGAAGTTGAACCTGATGTTATGGCAGCACTGGCTTGAGTGTATTCAATTGTCCCCATTGTGCGAGGCTGAATTGACAGAATTGGATAACGGACAGTATTTGAAGAAACGGTACGTTGTGGAACCTGAGCCGCCATCCCATAGGAATAGGTAAAGCCACGTTGTGAATCAATGCCCCCCTCAACCAAAACTGAAACACCGTAATGATAAAAAGTTGTGCCACTTGTAACAGTTCCGATGTTACGCAATTCATAACGAGCAGGCAAATTACCGGTTCGGCACCATGGCGTAGAACCAAAATTTCCTTGCCCAATTTGATGCAAAATGTATTGCTCGCCATTAATCGTTACGCCCCAACGCAATGAACCAGCCCCATACCAAGCATATTCAATAAACAACATTTGAATGTTGCTCCAATTAATGCCTGTTTTTACATTGTAGGGATCAGTCCAATTCTCGTAACTAATGCGAGTGTCCGTAGCAACACCCCCAATATTTGAACGGTAAACGCAAAACATTCCAGATGGGTTGGTTGCCGTGGGATCGGCCTGTTCAAAAAAGATGCCGTTACCGTCATCAAAAAATCCAACGCGTTGACGTTGATTTGTAACAGCGCCGCCAAAATTACACGCCGTTGCCATTTTCATGGTTTTGCCCGGCTGATAACGATGATAAGGGCGTGATTGACGAATGGCAATATCAGTTGACCCAGTCGTAATTGTCATTTGAACGCCGCCAGAAGACGATACAGCGGCTACAGTTGCACTGCCAGCCGTAAATGCTTCCCAACGCAAAGGCTGCGTACCATATTCAAAATCAGCTTCATAAATGTTTTGATGAGCCGATATAAGCATACGGCTTGTTACATCCCGCAGACGTTGCGGCAATTGAAAACGAGCAGTGTTGGTTTCAATAGTATTCTGCGCCCCATTGTTATCAAATATCGTAACTGGAGTCTTCCCAGCCATGTTGTCAGAAAGGCCAGATGTGCCGGGACTAATTGCCATTTTATAAACCTTTAATTAATTTGTTGAACGATAAATGACGAACCACTCAAAACGGTAGATGCAGACGCATTGCTTGCATTCTGTGCAAATTGAATCGTAAGCGTACCAGCGGTAGAAACAAAAATAGTTCCCTCAATATCAATTCGAGCCGCCGTAACAGCCGTAACCGCGCCAACAGCACCAGCTAAAACAACAGAACGACTTTGCGTAATCGACCCACCATTTTGCGTAGATGCTTCATAAACAATTGTTGAGGCCGTACAAGTCCCGCCTACAGCCGCCTGAACACCACCGGCAACGTTACTTGTCGTGTACAATGTTGCATAAAACACATAATTTTTATTGGCCAAAACGTTAACACTAAGGCCAGTAACGTTTGCCAAAACAATAGAATTTGTTACCGAAAATGGTGTCGATACAACTTTTTGACCCGACCATTTAACATATCCGGTAACAGTCAAACTTTGTGCAGCATCAAAGGTTGCAGCCAATACAGGGGATGCAGTCCCACCAGTTGTGTAAACATTCACAACCCCAGAGGTTCCCAAAGCCCCAATATCAAATTCATTATCAGTGCTATAAAGATAGGCAGCATAAGAATTTACAAATGGAGCAGAACCCCCATTTGAATTGTTTATCCCAAAATCTGCGTAATGGGTTAATGCCGTACCCTGATCCGCAGTAACGACATAATCAGAACTTGCCGAAATGCCGTTTGACAAATTTTGTAAATTAATCTGCCAATAATTGTTTTGATTTGAATTAAGCTGCGCAGCAATCGTTGAATTAACGTCAGAAACACCTGGTGGCCCAGATGTTAATGGACAAAGAATTTCATCGCCGCCTGTGTAGATGTCTGCTAAACCTGATGCTGGCATTTTTTAATCCGTATAAACATTGGGATCACGTTCAAAAATTCGCCCATTAGAAAATTCATAAATCCAAGGGCGCGTATATTTGCGATGCCAATCTGGATCAGCAAATAAAACTTCATTTTGCCAAGATATAATCTTGGTCGGTGGAGGCGTAAATGGATAAAGCGGAGTACTCAATTTATTTCATCCCAAAATTGCCGCGATCAGTTTCAACCGTCTTGGGTTTTTTGCTTTTAGCCCAATGCATAGCCTTGCCCGATTTAATTGTTTCAGCCGCCTTCTTCTGGCTATAAGCAATCGCAACAGCCTGCTTTTGTGGCTTGCCAGCCTTCATTTCAGTGGCAATGTTTTTGCCAAACGCTTTTTTGCTAGGTGATTTAACTAGTGGCATTATTCTTCCTTATATTCTTCCGGAGATGGGTTTTTAACAATATTCTTAACTGGAGATACCGAAGCGGCAATCAAACGATGGACATGAGAAGAAGAAAGACCAAATTCATCGCCTAATTCAGAATAAGTCATTCCTTGCGCCCTGCGCCGCACCATCTGCTTAACACGATGCTCGTGCTGCCCCATTATTTTTCCTCGTATTCACGATCCATCAAGGGATTATGCTTGATGTTACCACGAAACAAATGCTCGTTTGTATGCAAATGCTTTTTCGCACCCTTATGCTCTTTGGGATGCGGCGGCTCAACATTGTTGTGCATCATAGCTTTAACTTTATTTTTCATTTAATCCTCGCTCTTATAAGAATTAGCCCGAATACGAGTAGCGCCTTGCTTTTTGTTCATATGCATTAAATGACCATGACGTAAATGTTCCGCAACATGTTCATGTTCTTTTTTGCCAGAATGTTTATGTTTGTTTTCAGCATTAACCGCAGCTTTATCCGCCATGCGATCTTCTTTGCTATGTTCCCACTGTTTAAGATTCATTTAATTTCCTTGTAAAATAGCCGTCACGGCCTTGTTGTTTTCAAAATTCATTGGGAGCCGATTATGTGGGACAGTCTTTTGCGCGAAAGAACATTGAGAATATGATGGAGGGGTAATCAAATAATCTCCGCTTTCAGTTATAAGCGCAACCGCAACATAATCGGCCACCTCTGAAGGGTATTCTTCTTTGCGATACATCTGCGCAACCTTGCGGCGTTCTCTCAATGGAATTTCCTTAATAGGAAAATCAACCAAAATGTGACCTGTGTCTTTAGCCGTTTGTAGATTGGTAAGATAAGACATAAAAAATCCCCTACCAGCATCTTATGCCATGTGTTTAGTTAAGTCAAACATTCTTATTAAGGGCTTTGCAAAAAGCCTTATGCGTCATTTCTTTTTTTGGTTTTTCCTTAACCGGCGGCTTAACCGGACGATTAATTGCGCCTGAAGATAATTTATTAACTGTCATGGAACACCGGAGGGTCAAGGTTTCTACGTTCATAAGTCATAGGCTCGACAAGGTTCATATCATAAACCCTGCTTGTCGCATCAAGTAAATCATCATGTGCCCCAAAAGGAAATTGCAAATATTCCTGCATAAGGCGAACAGTCAAATCATAAATTTGTTTTTCATTATCTTTCTTTTTAAGAGCTTTTGCAACAAGATCAAAACTACCAGCATCAAGAAATTGCTGTTGCTTTTTTGTCAGCCCCCTAAATTCAGAATAAACGATAGCCTGATATTGTTTTGATTCAGGGTCATCCTCAATCCGCCAAGTCTGAGCGCGGCCATCATGCCAAACCGCATTAGGCAATAAAAGCCTTCTATTGCGAAAATCAGGCTCAAGCCTGTCAATTCGCGCTTCTTTTGATTGGCCAGAATTGTTTGACCAGTTTAATTCCTCAATCGCAAAATTAATCATTGGCTTGTCAACTCGCATCCTTTCCTCAAAATACTCACGATCAGATTGCAAGCCGTATCGTTCCCATCCCACAGAAATGGTTCCTATTCCAGGTTCCCGCATCCATTTAACGTAAAGATTGCGTAAGGTTTCCCAGCGTTGAGAAAGCGACATCCGATGGCAAGCGCCGTCTAATAAATATTTCACGCCACCCTTGGCATATCCGATAACAACTATTGCCGTGTTGTCGCTGTCTTTGCCGCGACCAAGCGAAGGGTCGCCCATAATGCCAATATTAAGAATTGCTGGCCTGACTTCATAGGACGTAAGCCACAAAGGTTGAAACCGCGCATCTTCATCAGCCAATGGGTTTTGTAATTGCTGACTAGCAATAGATTTTCTAGACGATTTCTTTTTAATGGTTTCCCATTCATGCTCGCTAAAAAATACTGGCTTTCCATCCATGCGTCCGTTTGAGGTCGCCGGAAACAATCTTTCGGAAACAGCGTTGCGAGAGATCATTGTCGCATATGTATCGTGCAAGCTATAACGCGTTCCAATGTAACGTTCTATATTTTCTCCGCCACCAAGATTAAGCGACATTTCCCAAGCCGAAGTCGTCTTTTCTATTTGATCGGCGGTTGATACCGATTCAACCGTCACAACGTCATCATAAACTCTACGCCTAAAATGTTTTGAAGTCGGCTGGCTATCGACAAGCCCCCAAGCCTCAATCGTCGCCTCTTTTGGATTTCCGTTACGCTTAACAATAATCCCGCCTTGTTCTGACCATTGTTGCGCTTGCTTTTGAGGTTCCGACCATAAAATATCGTCAAAGTCAGCTTTCAATTCTTCATTGATTTCAAATTCGCGTTTTATTTGTTTAAGAAATGCCGCGCTGATATTTCTGGTATGTGCGAACATTCCAAACGTAACATCTGGGTCATTTAGAATATCCTGAATTGTCAAGGCAAAAGTTATGATGGTTGATTTGTAATGTCCTCGTGCCCACAAATCCAAATGCCCATTGGGGCTTTCTTGCACTTGGCGGCAACGGTCAAATAGCCAATCTCGATTTGCGTCTGATCTTTTTAATCCAAAAACCAAAAGATAAAATAAATCATTTTTTGCTAATTGGCGGCGCGTTTCTTTTGCTAATTCGTTTGTCGTACATTTTGACAATGCGTTAGCGTACCAACGAATCGCTTCTTGTCGCGTTTTGGGTAATACCAACATTTAATTAAATTAAATTTAATGGGACGGCTTGCTTTCCTCTAGCATAGCCAGCACTTGCGCGGCAATAACATTCGCATCAGGTTGAGGAATTAAATCTTTGCCGTCTTGTCCGGTAACTTCGGCGCGTGACAATTTCGGAATATGATATTCGACAACGGCCATAAAAGCATTGAATGCGTCCTTTGGACTTTCTTCGGCCATGCGATCAAGCCAGCCAACAAGTCGATCAGCATTTCCTTCGACAAATTCCGCAATAGCCTGTCGCGCCCGAGTCGTCGATTTATTCGGCGCACCCTTTGGTCTACCGCCGCCTTGTCCGTTATGTCCTTTTGGAGCTGCCATAAAACAAATATAGCAAAGTTTTTTATTTTTGCAACTGATTTTATAATCGACGCTACGGGGTATAATTTCATCCCACAATCGTTTTTATGTTTAGGCTGGGGCACACAGCCACTTTATGCCAAAAAGCGTTGTACGGCCAATTTTTTTATCCAAAAAATAATATGTGTTAGATTTGTTAGTATTGTAGGTCTACTTCACCAATATACCTTATTTCCAATGAAGAAAGTATTTGTTGTACATCATAGGGTTACATTAAAATTTTTAATCTTTTGTTATTTTTGCCCCCCCCACCCCCCATATGTTCATTTAATAAAAAAAGTACAAATACTAACAATAATACAAAAAAAATGGGTGTATCGTAAAGGAAAGAACTGAAAGAATGATATATATATAATATCTTAATATATATATTTACTTATACTATTGTTTTCATTGTATGTATTTTTTGTAGATAAAAAAAGTTCTTTCAAAAAAAATGCATCAAAATTCAAATAAAAAAGAAAATTTACCCTAGCTTTTACATTATATAAAATTAATACATTGTTAAACCGTCTATTTTGATTGCAATTATCTTCAATAATGACTTATTATAAATTAATGCAATCTCTGCATTTCCTAACAACATCTAACTTATAGAGGTTTTATAAAATGTCTACAAATCCTGATTTTGAGGTTATCAAGTATGATACCACTCCTTGCTTTAGAAAAAGTAACGTGAGTCGAAAGATTATTGAGACTCTTGCTTTTTATGGCGTGAACAATTCTATTAAGATTCGGGCAACGCAAAAGGAGTTATCTGGTCTTTATTCTTATGCACAACGCAAGGGGATTAAAATTACGCAACGAAAAATAGAAGATAATCTTTATGAGATCGCCTATATTGGCGATGTTTTTATGGTTCCTAAAAGCAAAACGGATGGCGATCCTGTGGGTTCAGGCAAAAGTGATTCGGCTAAGAATCCAGTTTCTCCGGCGCAAGAGCAATTCTTGCAGCGGATTAAGCATTATATGGTGGGGGATTATGTCGGTTCCTCGATCAAGACGGAAAAAGAGGCGAATGAAGTAATAAACATTGCCCTTAATCGTTTATTCATGGAACTTTCTTTTACAATGGATGAAGAGGGGGCGCTTTTCCATGTGTTAAGCAAAGGGGGTAAAAAATGAGCATTTTTCAGAAAATAGATTTGCCTTTTTGGGTCAATGTAGATTTTCGACAAATGAAAGAGGGCGAAGCCTTGGTAATTCCAAAAAAGGAAATTGACAAGGACGGCATTTTTTACGTCTTGAAACGTGCAAAAGATCAAGGTGCGCAAATCTTGCATTTTTCACGCGATAAAGACGTTATCTTTTATATGCAAAAAGCCGAGGATTTGTTGGGGCAAGCCATGATTGCGTTTGAACACAAAAACGCTTTGACCTTAACCGATATTAACAAAATTACCTGCTCTTCTTTATGGCCACAGAAAAAGAAGGGCGCAATTTTACAAAAACTGATTGAACAAAATAAAATAAAAAAGGATGAAACGAATACAGGAGGCAGAAGAAAAACAACTTATTACAAAATAAACCCTTGAAACATTTGGCAAAGAAAACCCTAACCCCCTAAAAGGTTGGGGTTTTTTTTATGTGCAAAATTATTTTTGATTATTTGTATTTTTTATATTGACACTGATTCTGGTTATGGTATGGTCGGGTTACTGGATGACGGCGGTTATCTGGGGAACAAACAAACGGGGGATAATATGCTTACCACAATCCTATGCAACCTCTTTGGGATAGTCCCTGTTGGCTATACCTATGACCGAGTTAACCAGATCATCAGAAAAAGGAAGGTGTAAAATGGGTACGCACATTTACATTAAAGGCCACGTTGTGCAATCGGATTCTAGCGAAACTTTGGATGGCTTTCCGTTGATTGAAAAAGCTTATGACCTTGGCAAAAGTCGCAGCCATGAATTAGGCCAAGAAATTATTGAAAACCTTCTCCTTGACGGCAACACTGTCGAACTTACGGACGAAGATATACGCGAATTTCTCGAAAACGCAGAACTCAATGAAGCTGATGCCCTTCTATTCAAAAACGCGCTTGAATGGGTAGAAAAACTAACAGACGGTTATCGATATGTTATTGTTTCAATCAGCTACTAGAAAAAGGAGTAAACCATGAAAAAAGTTATCTGGACATTAGACCCTTTGTCGAAACGCTGGCGTAAGGAACATAAATTGCTTAAATTGCCTATAAATGCAACTCGTTATATATCCGATTTTATCAATGAAGAATTGGACAGAGGCAATCCTATAACTCCTAAGACCATAAAAACCGCCATTGAGGCTTATGAAGGGGGTGCAAGATGACCAAACGCGAAATAGAAAAGATAGCCCAACGGCTTAAAAAAACGTTTAAGGCTGAATACTCAATTACATCTGATAAAAATGACCCATTTAAGCGCGGGGTTATGGATGGCATTGACGCGCTTTTGGATGAATTACTAGACAACATGAAGGGGGAATAAAATGCCATGCCAATCACTCAACGCAGGAATACTTACCTCAAGAAAACGCACGATCAAGACGCGCCGGAAAACATCTATAAAGCCGTTTCTTGTTTTGGCCATGCTCTTACTTTCCTTTGTGGGAGGCTGGAGATCGCACAAGCCGGAAACAATTATCATAACCAAAATAGAAACACGCTACGAAAAAACACCCGCTTTTTTGCCTCTGCCCAAAACCCGCAATCTAAAACGTCAAATTGATACGCTGGCAGCGGCAATACCGGAAAAATTACTGCAACCAATGGGGAAATAAAATGGCCAAGCTATACGTCACTCTTGAAGCAATACGCGACAAACAACCATGCGAGGATGGATGGCATATACTTTTAGAGCATTTGGGCAAAACAAAAGCTGATAATGAGCCGCTTGCTTTAAGCGAGATATTGGAAAGCAACAAAATTTACGATGCAATTTGGTGTTTACGCGCATTGCCTGAACAATATGACAATCGGGTTCGCTTATTTAATTGCGATGTTGCCGAACACGTTTTACATTATTTTACAAACAAATATCCATACGACAATCGCCCAGCCGAAGCTATTAGAATAGCGCGGTTGTTCGCAAATGGGCAGGCCACGCAAGAGGAATTAGATGTTTCTGCCGCCGCCGCTAAGGCTGTTATTGTTGATCGGGCTGTTATTGTTGATCGGGCTGTTCGGGCTGCTTTTTGGGCTGCTTGGGCTGCTTTTTGGACTGCTAATAATGTTACTTTGGTTGTTGTTGCTGCTGCGAATGCTGTTTCTTTTGCTGCTGCTGATGAAGGTAGAGTCGCTCGGGCTGCTGAAAGGGAATACTTAAAAGAACTGTTTATTAAACATTTTTGTTAACAGAAAGGTAACACATTCCATGTATAACCCAATGAAGCCGAGAGACTACTTGTTTGGATGCTTTTTGATTGTCGCCACATGGGCAACAGTCATTTACGCTGTTGTTAAACTGTCAAATTGAAAAAGGGGAAATGCTATGGATAATTTATGGGAAAAAATACAATTTTGCGGCGATCAAGAGGGATGGTGTCCGAAATGCGACAAAATACAGCGCGGATATACGCCCGTTAAGGACAACGGAAACATTTATTTTTATTGCCCTAATTGCCAAAATGACGAAGCGGATTATCACAGAGAATGGAATATACTTGTTAGGGCGCATGACGTTCTAAACGGAATTGTTTGGCAAAGATTGAGCGAAAAAAACGGCCACAAGTTTTTTGATTCGCTCAAAGATGAAGAATTGAAAAACGCCATTTTGGTTGGGGAATATCTTGCATATGCCGGTATTATTGCATACGCACAGCCTAATCACAGAACGGTTGCCGAAATAGATGCAATGGATAACTTTGGGGGGTAATTATGCAAAAAATAGAATGTAATGATTGTGGAATTATCATGTTTGACATTCGCAAGGCCTATATTCAAGCATTTACGGCGCGAGCTGAATATGCCCGTATCGGTGAAAACAATGAGGCCATAACACAAGCCTATGATAGCTTGATAAATGTTATCAGTAATGACCCCAGTTTTAGGGCAAAAACTTATATTGAATTAAGTCAAAAAGAGGAAAATTAAATGATTGTTTTATTATCAGAAATTGTAACCGCAATTATTATATTTGGCCTGCCATTTTATGGAAGCTGGTTATATTATGTTGTGACTGGCGACTTTTTGCGGTTTTGAGAAATGGATAAAAGCAACGAAAAGGCAACGAAAAAAAGAGCGCGAGAAATAAAAAAATTTCTGATAAAGGCGAATAGGGCGAGGAAGAATAAATGGAAACTTGAGGCGCAAGGTATTAGGGATTGCATTGTTTTATGTGGGGATGAAGTTTATGAGGTCGATAAAATGAACCGTTAACACAAACAGGGGGGATGCAATGCAAAGCGGGATAAATGTCAACATTAAACCATTCGAGGCAGGCCAAACGGCTATTTATTATAAAGACGGTTATTCTTGCCTATTTAGAATAGAGGCGTGTTACACAATAAAGGGTGAATGGTTTGCCTTATGTAGGCATGATGCTGGCTTGGTTTTGGAATTGCCCTGCATGTTTATGATTGCCAAAAAATACAAAAAAGGTACTTGGTTGCAATCTGTTATAAGGGGTGGAAAAGCATGACAACGCAAAAAGAACGCAGTTTAATCGCTTTTGAATTACTTGAGGCAATTTCTAGGATTGCCGATCAATTACCCAACATTCCTCTTGACATTCTAACCAAAGCGGTGAGGGGCGAAATGTTAAAAATAATTCATGGCAAGTCGGAGCGTGATGGATAATATAAAATAAATGTGCTAGGGTTTTCTATGGCGGTGTGGAGTCGCGTCCCCGTAAGTATTTTAATTGCTTGATTTTGGGTTCTTCCCTGTTTTCCCATTAATCGCATTGAAGTAGCCGCCACCATCTTTAACGGGGGTTCTCTTGGTCGATATTTCATCTTTTTCCGAACATGCCAATCAATATCTTGCACGAATAATGCAGCCGGAAGATTGGCGCGATCCCGTTGAAATGTTGCGCGAGGAAATGATTTCCTACAAATTAGAGCCGCCTAGTCATATTCCGTTTGATCGTATTTTTCGGATGAAGGCGGAAGGTGATGGTAGAAATGAGCAGGCCGGATGGGCAATCGTCCATCGATTAGATCAAATGATTGTTTCCGTTTTTGGTTCTTGGCGCGGCAATCCTGATCGCGTTTCGTGGTGCAGCCGGAACTTTAACCGGATGGATGACGAGCAAAGGAATTATTATAACAACCGAATAAGGGAAGCGGAAGAAAAACGGGAATTGGCCAAAAGGGCATTGCATGAAGAAGCCGCGCAACGTGCGTTAGAAATTTGGGCGGAGTCAAGTCCTGCGTCTAAAGATTACCCCTACATCGCACGCAAGGGCATTTCCAGAATTGAGGGCGTGCGCATTTATAAGAACAAGCTAATTGTGCCAGTTTATAATAAGAGTAAATTAGCTGGTTTTGAATATATCGAGCCGGACGGACGGAAAACCTCTCTTTACGGAACGGAAAGAAAGGGCGGGTTTTATCAGTTTGATGGCGATGTTGCAAAAATATATATCTGCGAGGGATGGGCAACGGGCGCATCGCTTGCGGAAGCTAGCCCGTATGCGGTCGTTTCTGCTTTTGGCGGCGGCAATCTTTTTGAGGTTGCTAATTTATTGAAAAACAAATATCCGGATTCGCGTTTGATCGTGGCCGGTGATTTGGGCGATGTTGGCAGACAAAAAGCGAGACAAGCCGCCGAAGGAGTGGGGGCAATTTGCATTTTCCCGCCTGATGATAATTCATTTGAGGGCAAAGATTTTAATGATTTACATAAAGAAAAAGGTCTTGAGGCTCTTAAAAGTTATTTGGCGAAAGTTGAGATTCCTGTTGTTTTTCAGGAAGAGAAAAAAAGCGATGATAACGTTTTATTGCCGCCAAAAGGTTTTTTGCGGGATGTGTACGATTATTACAATGCGACAAGCCGCAACCGGCAACATGGTTTTGCCGCGCAGACCGCACTTGCATTAGGTAGTGTTATTCTTGGCCGTCGATTCAAAACAAATAATGGGAATTATTCTTCCCTGTTTTTTTTGAATATCGGTCGGACTGGGACTGGCAAGGAACATTCACGATCTGTCATTACAAAAATTATGGACGCTTGCGGACAAAATGACATGGTTTTAACGGGCGGTTATACGTCCGAAGGGGCTGTCATTACGGCGTTGTATAAATCTCCAAAACATATTTGTGTATGGGATGAATTTGGCAAAAATTTACAAGCTGGCAAAGCAGCAAAAGACAATAATTCGCTTACTTGCCTTTCAAAGCTAATGGAGGTTATTACAGTATGCGGTGGCATTGTTTCGTCTAAAACTTATTCCGGCGCAGCCTTGGGCAAGGACAAGATAAAAACGGCTGGCTCTATTTCGATTAGACAGCCAGCCCTAACCCTATTGGCAATGACGACACCTTCCACATTTTTTGAGGGCGGCGGTCAGGGTATGGTTGCAGACGGGTTTGCGGGTCGTTTTGTGACATATATTAGCCATGCCGAACGTGAATTGCGGCGTATGGTCGATGATATTGAGGTTCCTAAATCAATTATAGATTGGGTTATAGATGCCAATGATAGGGGAGAGACGGCAAAAACCCAAGATAATCCTGAATTGAATGTTAAACCTGTCATTATAAATATACCGGAATCAGTATATTTTCATTTTCAGAAGTTTGAGCAATGGTGCATTGATGAGGGCAAAAAGTTAGAAGTTGAGGGTAAGGGGCTGGACGATCTTTTGGTTCGCACGGCAGAACTTGCGTTGCGGATTAGTATGATCTGCGCTTTGTCGCGCAATATCAAGGCAACGGAGATACAAATAGAGGATATTGATTGGGCGGTTAATTATATGCGGAATTGCACAACCGCCTTATTAAAAGAATATAAGAGAAAATTGTCCGGCTCTACCTTTGAGGCCGATAAACTTTCCGCTCTTGAGGCGTTTCGTAAATTGGGCGAAAAAGGCATGACATTAACCGATCTGAACAAAAAGCATCCTTTTGCCAAGTGGAAAATTAAGGATAGACAAGAGGTATTAAATGCCCTATTGGAATCGGAATTAATTGATACCCAAATAATTGATACCGGAGGCCGGAAGAAAACTATTTATTATGCGAAGGGGGAATAATGCAATACAAATTTACTCTTCCTCTTTGTCCATCCGTCAATCAATTATATGGTGGCGGTTCTGCCCAAAAAAGATTTCCATCTAAAAAATATAAAGAATGGTTGTTGACTTGTCCAAAATTGCCGCCCCTTAATTTGCAAAAAGTTAGATTAGAATATACGTTTTATTTTCCAACTAAAAGGGCGGCTGATTTAGCGAATCGGGAAAAAGCAACAACAGATTATCTTGTCAAGCAAAATGTTATTGTTGATGATAATTTTGAGGTTGTACCCGAAATGTTGTTAAAATTTGGCGGTATTAAAAAAAATAATGGGTATGTCGATATTTTTATATTGACACTGCCTAAATAAGCTATATATTCGTTTTTATCGAAACAACATCCGAGCCACAATGGAGGGCAAAGAAGATGGACTTAAAAGAAAAGTTATTGCTGTTGCAGCAACAGATACAGTCTCTTAAAGAGCATGAAGCCGACATTAAAGCGCAAATTGTCGAACTTAACAAAAATACGATTGAAAAAAAGTTAAACGGCAAAGATTACGGATGCGGGTCATTTACACATGACGGCATAAAATTTGCGCGTGACAAGAAAGTTGAATATGACCAAACTGGTCTTGCTGAAATGTATCGCAAAATTGCAGCGACAAACGAAAACCCTGAGGAATATATCGAAATCAAGTATTCCATTTCTGAACGGAAGTACGCGGCGTGGCCGACTTCTATTAAGGAACAATTTGAGCCATTGCGTACAGTAACACCACAACCGATCAAAATAACATTAGCAGGGGAAAAGTAACATGACAAAGAAGTATGAGCTTACAAAAGAACATAAGGCCATGTTTCCTGCTTGGCGGGATAAATGGATTGCAAATGCTATGTCAACAAAGGCTATGGATGATGAAGAAAGAGAAAAATGTCGCGAGGCTGTTAAATCTTTGTATAGATCAGCGAATCTTACGCCGCCGCCAGATCATAGGATTGTTTTTGTGCCTTCACCATTTGTTTTACGTTTTGCCGCAGGGTTTGCTTGTGCAATTTGGTACATGAAAAATAATAAGACAAAAAGTGTTGATGTTGCGACCCGCGATGCGATCGACGATTCGACCCGCGATGCGACCAGCGATGCGACCCGCGATGCGATCGACGCTGCGACCCGCGATGCGACCGGCGCTGCGACCTATCATGAAACCGTTGATGCGATCGACCCTGCTACCGGCGCTGCGATCGACGATGCGATCGACACTGCGACCTACGTTGCGATCGACACTGCGACCTACGATGCGACCATTGTTGCGACCCGCGCTGCGATCGACGTTGCGACTCACGCTGCGACCCGCGATGCGACCCGCTATTCGATCGACGATGCGACCGACGATGCGATCGGCGCTGCGACCTATCATGAAACCGTTGATGCGATCGGCGCTGCGACCGACGCTGCGACCCGCGCTGCGACCGGCGCTGCGATCGACTATGCGACCGAAGATTCGATCGACGATGCGACCAGCGATGCGACCCGCGATTCGATCGACGATTCGACCGGCGCTGAGACCTATCATGAAACCATTGATGCGACCATTGCTGCGACCGTTGCTGCGATCGACACTGCGACCTACGTTGCGACCGGCGCTGCGACCTATCATGAAACCGTTGATGCGATCGGCGCTGCGACCCGCGATGCGACCGGCGCTGCGACCCGCGCTTTGACCCGCGATGAGATCGACGATGCGACCGACGATGCGACCCGCGATGCGATCGACGCTGCGACCCGCGATGCGACCGGCGCTGCGACCTATCATGAAACCGTTGATGCGATCGACCCTGCTACCGGCGCTGCGACCATTGCGGCGACCATTGTTGCGACCCGCGCTGCGATCGGCGCTGAGACCCGTGCTGCGACCGAAAATGCGACCTATCATGAAACCGTTGATGCGATCGACGATGCGACCGACATTGCGACCTGCGATGCGACCTATCATGAAACCGTTGATGCGATCGACGCTGCGACCGACGCTGCGACCCGCGATGCGACCGGCGCTGCGACCCGCGCTGCAATGGATAAGAAGAAAAAAGGCAAAAACAATTGGTTTAATTTAGATGTTTCACTGATGGTGAACTTGTCTAAAAAATTAGGAGTTGGCGAGTTTGGATTAAAATGTTGCGTTGATTGTTATTGGAGGATGTACCAAGGTGGAAATCAATGGTCTGGATGGTCTGCGTTTCTGACATTTTTTAGATATATTGCCAAACTACCACTGGATTATTCAAAATTTGATGCTTTTGAATATCTTTCTGAACATAGCGGACCCCGTATTATGCACAAAGAATTTTGCATGATTAGTGATCGTCCTGAGATATTAAAAGTTGATGACCAGAATCGTCCTCATTCCGAGAATGGACCTTTTTGCAAATGGCGTGATGGTACAGCGTTATATGCTTGGCATGGAATATATATTCCCGAATGGTGGATAACAAATAAAGATGAGTTGACACCAGAAATTGCCTTGAAGTGGGAAAATGTAGAACAAAGGAGGGCTGCTTGCGAAATGTTGGGATGGGCAAATGTTTTAGAACATCCTAGCTTAAATCCTAAAATTATAAACGAAGATCAGCCTCATATCGGAACACTTATTGAGGTGGATTTGCCCGATGCTAAAGGCCAATGGTTTCTTAAATATCAATGTGGAACTGGAAGATGGTTTGCTGAAAGCGTCAATGATAAATCGTTTAATACGGCTCTAAAGGCCAATGCTGGCGGGAATGGGTGGCGCGGCGTTGGTAATCCAGAGGACTACATACCCTTTTATCGCACTTAACAAACGGAGAGTAAGATGACAGAAGTAATGTTAACAGAAGAAATGTTTTCAACAGGCAAACCTTTTGCTCAAGGCGAAGTTTTGATCTGGATGAAAAAATACGCCCCAAAAGAAATTTTGGAAAAAGTTGCAGCTTTGAAAAATATGGTCGACATGAAATTGGAAAACGACCAATTAATTCTTGGCCATAGTGAAACCGGTCACCACCATGTTTTGGAGCCGGTTAGAAAAGATGTTCATGTTTCTAAAGTTGCTCAAGCTTTAATTGACTTGGCTAATGATAATTTTGTTAACCTTAAACTTTTGGAGCCTTGCGAGATCATCCATCTTCGCGGTTTTGATACTCATAAATCGATTGTTTTACCTGCTGGTGAATACATTCGAGGATTGCGTGAAGAACAAACCGTTGAGGGTTGGGTTCGAGTTGCTGATTAACAAATAAAAAAACGGAGAATAAAATGGCACTACAATTTACAAATACATCCGATGTATCTGTTCACTACTTAAAAGTGCTAGTACACGGCCCCGCTGGTTCGGGCAAAACCAGATTGGCTGGTACTACAGGCGCGGAAACTCTTATTATTAGTGCGGAGGCTGGTTTGTTGTCTTTGCGCAATAAAAAGATTGATGTTTTTACGGTCAAGGATATTGCTGGCGTTCGTGAAGTTTACGAATATCTGCTAACCGATAAAAAATATCAATGGGTTGTCCTTGATAGCATTTCGGAAATTGGCGAAGTTGTTTTGAATAGCGAAATGGAAAAAACAAAAGACCCGCGCAAGGCTTACGGAGAAACGGCAAATGTACTTAACGCCTTAATCCGTTGTTTTCGTGATTTGCCTAAAAATGTTTATGTTTCTGCTAAACAGGAACGGACAAAGGACGAAACAACTGGGCAATTATTCTGGGGCGCTTCTATGCCTGGCCAAAAATTGGGGCCAGCTTTGCCCTACTTTTTTGATGAAGTTTTTGCCATGCGTACCAAAAATGTTACCGATGAAAACGGAAACATAGACACGAAATATGCTTTGCAAACACGGCGTGACGACAGTTACGAAGCAAAAGATAGAAGTGGCGTTCTTGCTAATTTTGAAGAGCCGGATTTATCCGCTATCTATGATAAAATCATTAACCAAGTACAAGGAGAATAGCAATGGCTTTAATACAAATTCCACAGGAGTTTCAAAAACTAGTTGATGAAATTCAAACATCATCCGGCAGGGGATTGCCCAAAATTCCAGAAGGTAAATATCACGGAGTGGCAGTTAAATCTGAACTTGTTACAACAAAAAGCGGCACTGGCACAATGTTAGTTGTCACATTTGTTATTACGCAAGGTGAATATCGTGATACAGAATTTACCAAGCGGTTTAATATTAAAAATGACAGTCTACAAGCTGTAAAAATTGGGTTTGAAGAATTGGCTTCATTTGTAAAGTCCATTCGTATGCCTAAAATTCCAGAAGATAGTTCCGTATTGCATAACAAACCTTTGTTACTTGTTATTCATGATGTTAAAGGCAAGCCTTGGACGGATGGTGAAGGCAATCAACGGGAGGGGAAAGATTATTCGGAACTGAAAGGTTTTGAGCCATTGCCACAAGTCGGCATTGCCTCTTCTTCTCCAGCATCGGCAAAGTCGGTTAGCTGGTAAAAAATGCCCGTGTAAACGGTAATATCGTGCCAGTTTGTACGCAAATTTAAGCGGAGGGGACTCGCAGCGCACGACAGCCAGACTAGACGTAAGGTTTGGTATTTCCTTAACAAACGGAGAATAACATGAGCGAAATAGAACAATTAAAAAACGGTCAAAAAAATCCTATTGAGACCGCAACAAATAAGCTGCGCGAAGCCTTGCAAAAAGATGCTCAGGCCAAGATTGATGCACAAGTAAAAAAAACAATTGATGCTTGCAAAATTGCTAAAAATGAAAAAGCTGAATTGCAGCGTTTAATTGGTGATTTTGAAAATGAAAAAGCCAATCTTAAAGATTTGCTTGGGGATTTGTCGTAATGATAAACGGTGATTCAATAATATATTGGAACGGTTTTTCGGCGAAAGTTAAAGACCTTTTGTCCAATGGCTGGTCGTTAAGAGAAAGATTTAAGTTTTCTAAAAATAATTCTGGTCTTAACCCAATTTATTATTTGTCTCACCGCGATCATTCCCTTTTAGCACGTTTTTCTGAAAACAATTTAGGGATTCCTAATTATTATGAATTGGATTTTATGATAAATTCAAAAGTAGTAAAAAAGAAAGCATTAATTGTACAAGAAGATTCTTTGGGCATTGAAGATATAGAAACTATGTATTTAATTATTTCAAAATTGCAAAAACAATACAAAAAACCAGAAGAAAAGCCCATGCCTGTGGCAGACATAATCAAACTTTTTGCGTAGAAAAATGCCCATAATTCCTGTTCAAACTGATCCGACAATAGAAAAAATAAAAAATCAGGCCGCAAAAAGACCGCACAAAAATCGCGGTTATCTTGGCGCGTCTGAAATAGGCGAACAATGCGCCCGTAGATTGTGGTATTCGCTTAATGGATACGCCAGAAAAGAGATACGCGCTGAATGGCTATGGGCGGCTGATGATGGCAATCGTTGCGAGGCCGTGATAGCCGATAGGTTGCGCGATGCCGGTGTTGATCTCGTGACATTTAATGAGGATGGCCAACAAAACGGGTTTAGTGATTTTGATGGCAAATACAAGGGGCATTGGGATGGAGAAATTCTTGGCGGTTTATTGCACGCCCCAAAAACTCAAGCAATTTGGGAATGTAAATTAACAAAACAGGAAAAATTTGCCGATTTTCAGAAAAAGAAGGCCAAATTTGGCTGGAAAAATTGCTTAAAGGAATGGAATTTTGTGTATTTCATACAAGCACAGCAATATATGTTGTATCGGAAATTAAATCGGCATTACACAAATGTTTGTTTGGCCGGTGGCAGAGATATGGATTCTGCATACACAGAATTTGATAAAGAAATAGCCGAACAATATCGAGATAGGGCACAACGAATTATAAATGCCAGAAGTGCGCCGCCCAAAATAAGCGAAAAATCTGACGATTTTAGGTGCCGAATATGTCCGTATAGTGAGGTTTGTCATGGGAAAAAGTGACATAAAAGACATTGTCTGCAAGGAATGTGGTTTTAGATTTGTTGTTACTTAATCTTGCAAGGAAATGAGCCAATGTTATACGCCATTTTATTGCGATCAAAATCAAGGCAATCCTAAAAACAGGTTTAAGAGATATGATAGTAAAGAAAGATAGGTTGTATCAGACGACTTGTAACGAGGTGACAGAAACATATTTTTGCGATGATTGCAAAAGTGGTGTTGTCGTATTGCCTGTAAATTCAGGTAAAACTTACGTTATGTGTCGAATGATTGAGCGCATAATGTCAAAATCGCCACGATGCCGAATAATTATTGTGACTCATGTTAAAGAATTAATTGAACAAATGTATGAGGAAATAAAAAAAATTATTCCTGATGCTGATGTTGGTATTTATTGCGCAGGATTAGGCCGCAAGGAAATGTCAAATGATATTACAATTTGTTCTATTCAGAGCGTTTGGAATAAAACTAACAATTTCAATCGCGCCCCTCAAGTCATTATATGCGACGAATGTCATTTGATTCCCCACAATGAGGACACAACCTATAGAAAGTTTTTTACGTCATGTTGGGAACTTAACCCAAAATGTAAAGTGATAGGATACAGCGGCACGCCATTTCGATCAGACAGCGGTTTTCTTGATGAGGGAAAAGGACGATTGTTTGAGGGGCGCATATATGAATTGCCCATGTCATTTATGCTAAAAGAGGGTTATTGGAGTCCGCTAATAACCCCAAAAACAGAAACCTTGTTAGACGCAACCGGCGTGCCGACAATTAATGGGGAATATAATTCCGCTAAATTAGAAAAGGCAGTTGATGTTGACGAAAAAACAATTAAATGTGTTGATGAAATAATAAAATATGCAGGCAATCGCAACAAATGGCTTGTTTTTTGCGCTGGGGTAAAGCATTGCACTCATGTCAGAGATGAAATACGTTCAAGGGGCATTTCTTGTGAAATGGTATTGGGTGATACTCCGAAGCAAGAAAGAGCCGACATTTTGCAGAAATACAGGGATGGCCTGATAAAATGTATTTGCAATGTTGCCACGCTTACCACCGGTATTAACATACCGGATATTGATATGATAGCCTTAATGCGCCCCTTAAAATCAAATAATCTTTACATCCAATGTTTAGGCAGGGGCGTGAGAACCGTATACGCCAAGGGCTATGATTTGGAGACAAGGCAAGGTCGTCTTGACGCTATAGCCAATGGATCAAAACCAAACTGCATGGTCTTGGACTTTGGAAATATTATTAACACCCTTGGTCCAATAGATGCAGTTGACATCCGCAAAAGAGAAAAAAAAGAAACAGAAGAAAAGGGCAAAGCGGTAATTAAAATATGTCCAGCTTGCGGAACTGAATGTGCAGCAGCTCAGCGTTTCTGCTATGAATGTTCTTATGAATTTCCTGTAGCCGCAATAGAAACAACCGCGACAAAAGGGGCTGCGGTTTTATCGGCAGACATCGCGCCGGAGGAACACAAAGTCATTGATGTATCTTATAAGATACACAGAAAGAAAAACGATGAATTTGCGTTACCGACTTTGCGCGTTGATTATACTTGTATGGGCGGTCGATTTAGTGAATTTATTTGTTTTGAGCATAGGGGAATTGCGCGAAATAAAGCCGTCCAATGGTTCAGGGAAAGACTTCCTTTGTTTCCCATACCAGACACCGTAGAATCCGCTGTTGCTTTGCCGTACCCAATGCCAGAGAAAATATCGACAAAAAGAGAGGGCAAGTATAGCCGTGTTATAGGGGTAGAATTTCCTGAATTGTTAGAGCCGATTCAGCCACCAAAAACGTATGAACAGGAATTAGAGGATGCTGATGAAATTCCGTTCTAATTTCCAACTTTTTGCTGCCCCTGATGACCAGCAGGGGATTGAGCAAGCAAAAGAATATGTGCAAAAATACGACATCAAGGATAAGATAAAAATTGTTAGATTAAATAATCAAATCTTGGTTGTTACAAAAACAGAAATGAAATTGAAATGAAGAAAATGAAATGGACGCCAGACTTATTGGATAAAGTAAAAAAACTGGCATCAAGTAAAACAATTCAACAGGTGGCCGATATTTTGGGTATTCGTTATCGCCAAGTGTATTCGTGCCGCGAATATGGCATTAAGTTTTTTAAGAAAAAGAAGGAAAAAATGAAACTTTTTAACAAAAAAATTAGTTATTACCCAGTTTTGCAATTTACAACTTTTAAGAAAAAACCAAATAAATGGATGAAGGTTAAAGACGGTTTGTGTCGTTATCCCGTCAACGATGGTCCATGCCTTTTGGTTGCGCAAGGCAAAAGTCCATATTGCAAAAAGCATCACGCCATAAGTTTTGTAAAAATAAGGTCTGAATTAAATATCAACCCAAATCGTTACAGATAAGTATTAATAAGGTCGCGAAGGATAAAACTTTTTGTAACCTTTTTACCCTCAATACCATATTTTTTAGCTGCTTTTTCCAATTTTCGATGTTCTTCTTTATCGGCAGCAAAAATAATCATTTTGCCTTTTGCCCATTTTGCTTGTCTTGAAACCATTTTTATAAATCTCCTTTGCCGACAATATAGAACTGTTTTGAAAAATTGTAAACATATTTTATTTAGAAGATAACAAATATTTTATATTGACAATGCCGGAATAGGTGATAAGTTGATGGTGTCAACAAAGCAATTTTTAGTGTTATTCGTCATAGAGCTTTTGGCGTTGACCCTGAATTTTTGCCAGACAACATTCTTAACCTTGTAAGGAATTAACACATGAAAAAAACTGTCATTTTTGCCTCGATTTTAACTGTCATTCTTGCCTTGATTTCATCTATTTTGTCTGGATGTAATGTTGATGAATCTGCCGATTTGAAAAAGGCTGTTTCGCAAGTTGGTATGCCAGAAATTATTAATTTTCAAGAAAAACGCATGATGAAAACTTTATACGAATTGCGAGATCAATCTGTTGCAACTCATTCGTATATTGTTAATCAAATGAAGGGTTGTCTTGTGTATTTGGGGGCTTCTATTGGGTACGGAATCCCTTATGCCGCACAATACTCGGCACCACATGTTCCCCATTATTTTGTTAGTGGTGCGGTAAGTGAGGACGATCAAGCAGAGCCAAATGGATTGTTTATGCCGAACAATGCGCACGGAACATGGGCTATGATTAAAGATCAAGCAAGCGACAACGTTAAGCCGGTTTATATTGAGCCTGACGTTATTGTTTCTCCATTTCGTTTGAGCGCACAGGAGTGCAAACAATGAAAAAAGTTACCAAAAAGCCAGTTAAGAAAATTAAAAAGCCAGCCAATAAATCACAAGCGACCCTCACGGAGACTTCGCCAACTAATTCCACTGTACCTTGCACTCCGGCGGCGGCTACCGGAGATGCCATCTCAGGCAAGGACTCAACTGTTGAAAAACAGGAAGCTACGCCAAGGGTGGAATTTTCTGAATTTGAAATTTTCAAAGCCGGATGCCGTTGGGGCGAATTGATGAAAGCAGATCAATTCCATTGGCCAGAGTTTATTATCGGATTATTGTTTGCGTTAATTGTTGGAACGTTTGTTTTATGGGTGATGTGATGACCATCGATTTATCAAAAATGACGATCAAAAAAGGTGATATTGCTGTTTTTTGCAGTGGTGGAAGGAGTGAGATCGACGCAGTATTTCATGACGATAAAGGTTATACATTTATATTTAATAAATGTTTTAGTTTTTTTTATTCCGTTAAAGGTGAATTTTCCGGTTGTAAAAATTGTGATCTAAACATCGTAGCCATCGAACATAAAGAAGAAGAAGAAAGCGAGGTAGATAAGTTTTTTTCTGGTTGTAGATTAGGAATGGGTTTTTATAATCCAGATACGAAATGGGCCCCAACAGATTTATACCACTTAGCCCAAGCAATCATGGCTGATGTTGAAAAGAAAATAGGTGGGAAATGAGTAAATCACAATATGTTTGGATTGAAAGCAACATATACAAAACTATTGGAGTTAATGTAGGAGGCCAAGTTAAACAAATTCCCATTGATAGCATGGGAGGAGGTGCAATTGGAATAATGTTTGTCTATTCAAAAATTCCAGAAGGCAAAAATAAAGAAAATTTTTGGAAGGCTGAAATATGACAGAAATATCGCCAAAGGTGAAATGTTTTTGCCTTATGATGAATACAAATTTTGTAAAATTGTAAAGGAGCAGTAGGCCATGACCCCAGAAACAAAAAAGAAAAAACTTTCTCAAATTGTTTTAAGAATTGACGATAAATATGGTCATCATATTATTCGTTTTAATGAAACAGGATGGCCGTACACAATAGAGGGATATGTTAAACAACCGGAAAATTATTTGTTGGCTCCCGATTATTTTTTACCAATTACAAAAGAAGAAGTGCAACAAGAATTTGTAAAACAAGGAAAAGAATGGAGATATGGATAACATGACCCCAGAAACACGCAAGATTGCACATGATGCGTTGGAAAATATCGGAGTCACCGCGCTAACAAGCAATTTCACTGACATTGATTTATTTCTGTCTTATGGCGAACAGGAAACGTCAATAGCCCTTGCCGTGCTTGATGCCGCACCACAACCACCAGCAAAAGAAGGTGAATGATGAAAATATCTATAGAACAAAATGAAGGAACGCCATTATATCAACGCATGGATGCTTACCTTAATGATGATTGTGATATTGACCAATTTGGATTTTCTTTGGAGTGTTTGGTTAAATCTTTTTGGGGCAATCATGTGCAATTATCTATTTTTGAAAAAATAAAAGGAAAATGAATGATGGTTCAAGTAAATCTTGGTAATTGGTCAAACGCCAAACATGGTGATATTTGCCAAATAAATTACATTGCTGTATTTACTTTAATAAGGTCTGACAATGTAAATAAAAAAATTATGTTTGAGGACGAGCCGGGGTGGATATTAATAAAGGGAACAAATATATCTAATGGTCACCATACTCCTGCCAAAAACCAACATGATAGAATTGATTTTAATAAAAGAAATGTAGATGTTTGGTGGGGGAAAGCATGGGTTTGGTTAAATGAACAAGCAAAAAATTTTTCTGAAGGAAAATCAGTTAAAATTTTTTATAATAATCCTTATAAATCAATAGGAGGTTTTTTTCCGCAATGATTATCCACACCACAACCCTAATCTACACAGCCGCAGTATGCGAAATGCGCCAACAATGGAAGTCAGCCGCGTATTATTGGGGGCTTGTGGCAGAACGTCTACCGTATAGGCAGGCTGATTTGGTTGAAAAACGGCAAGGGGAATGTTTGCAAAAAGCGGGTATGAAGTGACGCCTAATATGTATAAAAAATGGGGTAAAAGGAGTAAGGGAAAATGACGCCCAAACAAATAGCTCAACATGCAATTAATTACATAAGATTTTATTCAACTCCGTATGGAATGGGTTTTAGTTTTGATTCCAATAAATACGCGCAAGAAATTATTAAAATAGAAATCAAAAAAAATAAAACAAAAAACCTTGCAAACAAAAAATAAATAAGTTAACATAAACATTCCGTAATTGTCATTGGGTGATTAATGAGATGCCCGATTTTCGATTAAACGCTAAGTGCGTTACGTTTTGGACAGATTATTGGGTTCCGTCTAGCCCTCATCAAGAACTACAACCATGGTGCGGTTGGTTTAGGCCAATACAACATAGGCATTTGGCTTGGGAAATCGCATGGCCTCACGAAGATCATTTGCATCCTTAACTCTTTTTTACAAAAGTTAAATTTTGTTCTTGTTCCAAGGCGGCTTGCTGTAAATTAATTGATAAAACACGCATAGCCGTCGGCGACATAGGTTTTTCGTAACAAACGGGATCGCCACCGTCCGTAACAACGGTTATTCTTAACTTTCCCGCCATGGCGTGAAGAAGTAGCCGGTCGCCGTTAATCATCGTCATCTTCCATGCTTTCAAATTTACTTCTTGCCCCGCCTGTGGCTTGGCCGTGGCGTATCCATTGTTGGTATATTTTTCCATTAACAATTTTAGAATTAACTGTATGCACTAAATGACAGTCGCAACACATGTGGGAAAAATTGTTTCTGCGAACATGAAACCATTGGCCATCTACTACTTGTTCGTATTCGCTCATGCGTAATACACCTTGCCACGGAATTGAAACCTTTTCTTGTCCATCACATGGACAATTTCTGGCCAAAGCAATTCGCCATTTTCAAAAGTTAGGACGACAAATCCAGAACGCCAATTCAAAGGGCCATCTTCTGTGTAATCTAAAAATTGATCCGATGTAGGGCCCTCTTGCGCTGTGTAAACTGGAGCCAAAGTTCCGCAATCGATCCCGTAACGTGTTCCATTGTAATCGCTATAGGGCGTAACCTTCAAACTGTGAAGGTGGCCGGTAACCATAGATTTGCCGCCGGACAATGTATTATTGTGCGTTGCGTGAAGACCCCCTTTATAACGATGTTTGACAACGACATCGTTATTAATCCAAGCCGACCAAGCATTTTCCCATTTTGGAAAATGATCCTTCAAATGTATGCCGTGAATTTTTGCGTATTGCGGGGCTACTGTAGCAAGTCGCGTCTCAAAACGAGCATCATGATTCCCCAGCGTCCATATTCTGCGTGCCTTTGGGCAGGCCAGTTCTATATCTTCCAGTCTTGCCTTACATTCCTCTATTTCATCAACTAAATCAGGTTTCTTTTCCCAACCTATCGGGGGATGTCTAGAAATACCCGCGCCGTCCAAAACATCGCCGTTCATAATAATAAGGCTAGGGTTTAATTCCCTAGCCATTTTGACAAACGCTTTATGAGCCGTACTTACATTATTAGGCCAATAATGAGCATCTGACCCAATTAAAACAATTCCGTTTTTTATCTCACAATTTATCCTTGCGGAACTTTTTGTCTTGTCAATAATTGGGTTTGAATTTGAATTTTCTAAAATGCCGTATTCAACTGCTTTTTCTAATCTTCCTGAAAAAGTGCGTTCTGGCAACCCAAGTTGTAAAGCTGATTTTTTTCTTGAAAAATTGTTTAACTTCCATATTTCTACGGCTTCTTGTGCTTCTATTAAGGATACTTTTTTTGCCATAGAAATTTCCCTTAAAATTTATATAAACACCCTACTGGACTTTTTTATTTTTTTCAATTAGATTATAGTTAACATTACAAAATAAAAAGGGGATAAAATGAACAGCATTGTCGCACGTTTTGAAGCATTGGCTATAAAATTTGGCACTCAAATGCACACTATGATTGATGCTTTTGAATTGTTTTTGGAAAAAGAATTGGCACCGGCTGCACCGGAGCCAGCGAATGATACTGTTGTTGCGCCAACTGTTGTGACGATTGCGCCATCAACAGAAGCGCCGAAGGAATAAGAATTACCCTGCTGGATGCGCCACCAACGGGCATCTTAAGAGTCTGGCAGGGCGTTGGGGGTCGTTGTCCGTACCTTTTGTTATAAACGGCTACCGCGCAACCTGTGGAGTAATGCTAGCTGCTTGTACGGACGGCATTAAGTGGTTGGGTGTCAGCGGCTACGCTGTTTAATGTTTAGTCGGAGTTTCCGACATCATTTTAATCAATTCTTGCTGTATTTTAATTGCAGACGCAATAACATGAATTGATTTTTTGTGAACCTCAATAGCTTCTGCCAAAATTTTGTCGGCCAAAATATATAAATCTAGCTGTTGATTAAGTAAATAATCTGGTTGCGAGGGCGGAAATTTATAGATAATAGCCATTATTGACACGCCTTATTCGCGGCAACCAATTTTGTTTCATAAGATTGGCGCATTTTGTTTTCAACTACCAATGCCTTAACCTTGTCAAACAAACTATCCGATAATGCCAATCGTTTTGTGGGAAAGAAAGGCGGTTTTACTTCTTGCACTTTGCACGTTATCGGCGTGGGAACATATATTTTTTCAGATTCCGCGCATCCCGCTAATACCAATAAGAGCAATAAACGTTTCATTTCCGCACCACGTTCTGATTAATGAAATCATGCGCCGCCTTGCAATCATCGGAATTATCGGGTTTTGATTGTAAGAGCGTGGCGTTTTGTGCGTCCATCTTGTTAGCCATTTCCGTAGCGGCTTTTAAGAGCGCATTAGCGCGGTTTTCGCGCTCTTGAGAGGCTTGGGCTTCTGCGTAATAATTCTTATTGGCGATCTGACAGGCTTGATAATCAACTTGTATGTTGGCCAAATCACCCTGTATTTGCGCCTTGCTAATCACCAAATAGCCGATAAGGGCAATAACCAGCAGGATAACGGCCAATTTTACTGTGTTAAGGAAGTATTCCATAAATCACACTCCGCTTGTCTACGTCTGGTTAAACCCATTTCGACCTGACCGTTGGCCTTGTTCCATTGTATCAAATGTTTGGGAACATCGCCATATTTGCTTTCGTTAAGAACGGTTAAAAGGCCGGAGCCAGCAAAATGCCCCTCGCCCACATTAAAGACAAAACTAATAAGGGCAGATAATTGATTGTCATTTAACGGCACTTTAACATGGCGCAAAACTGCGTCCATGGCCTTTTGAGCGTCCAAATTTAACAAATAATCGGCTTGGGACAATGTAATTTCCAAGCCTTCGGCAACATCAAGACCGGTATGGCCGAATCCATAAGTCAAAACACCAGCGCCATCACGATATGCTTTTAGCCGCAATCCTTCAAATTTTTGTATAATAGCAATTGCTTGTGCGGGTACTGACACGTTAAACTCCCAACAATAATGCGCCAAGCAGGCATTCAGCGGGGGCGGTATGCGTCCCATCCAAAAATCCCCCCCATAATGTATATCCTTGGGGATAGAACTTTTTGCATAAATAATAGGCTGTGGCGATAAAAACGCCATTAAAGCTGTATAAGCTATAAAGATAGTCGCCAGTCCAATAAATAAGCCCCACAGAAGCCGCAATCGTAAAAGCCACATAACTGTTCCCCATCACTGCAAAGCAAGCCAGCAACGTTCTGGCGGGGTTGTCCCCCATGCCTTGCCCCCAGCTATGCAGCGGATTGTTAAAAGCAGTGCCAATAATTAATCCAAACATTACGGAAGCGTAAAGATTACCAGTTTGAAAGTAAGCGGATAAAAAAGCAAGTGGATAGGCCAAAATGATTTTGGCAAAATGATTGGGATTTAACCATCCCCCCCACCAACGACGAAAAAAAACGCCAATAATAATTTGTAATAGAAATATCAAGGTTTTTTCCAATCCCGAATTGCCAATAAAAGGCGGAAAAACACCAGAAATACACCAAGAACCGCTGTTACACAACCCGCAATAACACTAAGTTGATAAATCCATAAAGGCACAACTACCGAACTAACGGCAATTCCGGCGTCAACCAAAACGTGCAAGGGGGGATTATTATCATTCATAGTACATTCTCCGTGATTTTAATGTCTGGTTGTTTGCCTTTAGTTATGTTTTCTGTCTCCGAAGAAGCGCCATCGGGTTCGGTCGTGCGTTTGAAATAAATGGATGCTGAGCCACTTGTGAGCAAAGCGGCGACTCCTCCAACATAAGTCAAAACAGCAACAAGAAAATCTTGGATTGGAAATGGCTTGCCGGTCAAGTAACCATAAACATACATGGCTACAGCAAGAACAAGAACAATCACTAATATAACCGCATTAACAACCATAATGACGCGAGCTATATCGTGCGTTTGATTGTCTTTGCCTGTTGTTATATCGGTTAAGAGTTTCATGTTACTTTTTTTCCAAAACAGAAATTCTTGCTCTTAATGATTGTATTTCGGCTACCAAATACGGAACTAATTTGGAATTATCGACACTCCATTGTTTTTGAACTTTTCCATTACCATCAACGGAACCATTGTCGCCGACTGTTACGGCTTCCGGCAATATTGCATATAAATCTTGTGCAAGAAATCCTACGCCAGACGGCGTACCATCAAGATATTGCCAATTATAAGTTACTGGCGATAAAGCATCTATAATTGTCCCAGAATTACCAATAGCTTGTACATTATTTTTTAAGCGTTTATCGGAAGATGTATTGTATGATGTTGCTGTAGCTGATACGGCGATAGAACCAACTTGAGTTGAGAAGGCTCCCCCAGTAAAGAAAATAGCCGCTAAATAGGTAGCAGTACCGCTAACATTGCTTGTTTCCAACAAATTGCCGGAATTTGTACAAGTCATTTGAACAATGTTATTACCAAAAATGGATACATTTTGTGCTGAACCTAATGTTAATGCACCACTAGTGGTGGCTTTAATAAAAGTTGCAGAACCGACATTGTCCAACAAAGAAAAAGTGTTGTCTGCATTTTTAGCAAGTTGCCATTTCAAGGAACCAGCATCAAGAAAAGAAACAACATCGCTGTTGCCGCCAGCGGCATTGTCTATAACAATCGTTGATGGATTTGATCCAGTGCTTCCAAAATACGCTTGTTGCTGACCAGCTTGCGTGGCGCGAAGAACGTAAGAACCTCCGGCATTAGAGGCTGTTATTCCAGATGTTGCGGCGAGAGAAGTGGAACTGATGCCGCCATTGGCGTACATAGTTCCATTTGATGTTATTGTACCAGAAACCGTCAAAGATGTGGCGGAAGTTTTTGTGCTTACCGCCGTTACAGTGTCTGGGTTTACAAAAATTGTATCAGTATATCCTTGAGGAACGACCACACCCGTTCCGCCAGTTGGCGCAATCGTTAATGTATAAGAACCTGATGTATTGTTATAAATAATATAAGAGCCGCCAGCCGTAGCCGGAAAATAGACCGTACTATTTGCCGTTAAAGTTCCAGTAAATGTATAATAAAGATTTTGTGCTTGCGTCGAAGTCAAAGTTGTCGTTGTTGCCGACAAAGACAAAGAAAGGCGACCGCCTAAATTTGTATCAATTAAAGTAAAACAATTTGTGTTTAATGTGCTTCCCCAAGTATTTGAATTGTCTCCGGTTCCCTGCAAAGCATATTGTTTGTTATTTGTATATGTGGTCGTCATCTATTTTTTTCCTCTGATTGATATATTGACATTGCCGGAACATTAGACAATATTTTTTGTGAAAGTTTTCGAGCAACGGAAACGGGTATATCTTGTTCTTTTGCGTATTTTTGAAACAATTCTGGATAATTTCCGGGATTTAACATAATTTCACGTTCAAATTGTTTAATGTTCTTATATCCTGCACTTTTTATGCTACGACCAACAAGAATGGTGCCAGCGGCTATCTTGCCAACAAGAGGAACATGGGATAATGCGTGAACTGCGCCACCCCCGGCAACAATTTCCCCAACATCACCAAATTTGTCATGCAGTTTACCAAAAATTGATTGTTTAGGCGATGTTTTTGTTTTTAATTCACCTAATGATCCAACACCATTTTTTGCATCTGACATTTTAATTCTTGCAATACGCACAATGTCATTAAATGTTTTTTCGTCACCCAAAAGACGAGTAATAGTTTGTTTATTTTTTTGCAAATAATTCAACATTTCTGTTGCATTTTTGGGATCACTGCCAAATTTATTTTGCAAATGGTCAATAACTGCGGATTTTATGCCATTTTTGGCTTGTTCATCATTGCCAATTCTACGCATAACATCATTAGCATTTTTAATTCCATTTTCTTTTTCTATAATGGATTTAACTGCTTTTATTGGGTCGGCATTTTCAAGAAATTTAGAAGCTGACGACGCCAATAATTGTTTTTTTGAATTTTGCGCGTTTTCAGCTTGTTTACTTAATGTTTCAAAAGCATTGCTTGCATTATTTAATTTTTCTTTTAATTCAGGCAATTTTGATAACGCGGATTCATGTTTTATTTGCCAACGCTGCAATCTATCTGCGTCACCATCATCGCCACGCAAAATGTTGTCAGAACGCAATTTATGAAGTGCCGAATCTTCAATTGCCTCACGCGGAACATTGGCACTAATCAAATTTTCTATATTTTGTCCGCCTTCTGTACCAGATTTGAATAATTGCGCGCCCCTAGTAGCTTCAGATTTTGTATATTCGCCATTTTGTTTGGCAAAAGTATTACTTAAAATTTTAGGGTTATCAAATGTTTCCTTAAGGTTTACATTCGCTTGACGAGCTGTTTTGAATTGTTCGCCCGGAGAAACTCGTCCGCTATTCTCATTATTGCCAAATTGGATTCCTTCAACGCCCGTTGTTTCATTTGGGCTGCTAGATATTTTTGTAGGTGCGGTGGTATTTTGAGTTTGTCCATTTCTTGCTGTAATAGATTGTTCATTGGAAACTTGCCCTTCCGTATGATTTGAATATAAATCAGTCAACCAATTTTTAATGGTTTGATGCACAGGGTCTTGATTTTGATCTATAGCATTATTAATGGCAGATTCAACGCTATTTTTTAATTGATAGAGGCGTTCTACTGGAGGAGATTTTGCATTAAACCCAGATGCTTTTATTGCATCAGAAATTGCAGAATTAACAGATTTATGAGCGTCAATTAAAAAACCAAAAGGCACATTTGTATTTGGAAGATTTTTTGCTTTTGTGTATATTTCATTTTCAATTTTTAGAGCACTTTCATTGCCGTTATATAAACCCGAATTGCTTTTTTCAGCGAGATTTTTAGCTACAGAAGGAATATCGCCAACATTTACCATTTGTGGGCGCAGGGGATCAAGGGCGGCATAAGCATTATCGCGTTGTTTAACGGCTTCGTTGCGAGCCTGTTCGTAACTTTCGGTAGCTTGTATTCCAGCATCTTCTAAAGATTGATTGGGCAATAAACGCGACTTAATTGCGTTTTGTCCGGCTTCTGCCGCCCTTTGTTGTTCATTGATTGCATTAAGATGTGAAGTAAATAATTGACCGACGTCTTCCTGATTTCCATTATTTTTTATTGAATCAACAAATTGATTGATTGCGTCATTTCTAGCATTATTCATAGTTTGAACGCGCTCTACAAAAGCAGGATCGCCAATTTTCTTAGCTTCTTGTAATGTTTGATTTTGATAATTTGCCAATCTTTGATCGGCAGGAACCATTTCCGCAGCAGTTGGATTAACTTGTGGGGCAATAGGCGAAGATTCGCCTGATGGATTTTGATTTGCTGCCGATATTTGAGCTTGTTGTGCTAATTCTTGAGGATTGCTTGTATTAGCCATTACATTTTTAATAGCAGCTTGTTTTTGCCCAGTTTCAGTAATTGGCCCAATCGGTGATTTAATTTTTGATGCGCCCTGTACGGCCATTTCCGGCGTAGCGGCACCGACTAATCCACCAGCCAATTGTCCTATTGGCCCCCATCCCAATTGGTTGGCTGCTTCAGTTCCAGCAGCCGCGCCTAATGAAGTTGGAATCGTTTTTAAGGAATTTAATGCGGTTTCTGAAGCTGTGCCAGCAATTTTTGTGCCGCCTGCCGCGCCCATGCCAACAAATTGTTCTCCAACATTTGCTAAATTACCGCCCAACGTTTCTGGTTGGCGTGCGATATATTTTGTTGTTCCGGTATCTTCACCAATTTTTGATAAAAGTTCGCCAGATGTAGATGGCATATTGGGCAATGGATTAGATTTTCCAGTTGCCATTGAATATGCTTCACCGGGCAAATTCATAATTCCGGGCCATTGTGCATTACCGCCAGTTAAATAATTGCCTGCCTGTACTGCTATCCTTGCTCCCAAATCAAGGGTATTAGCTGGCAGCGTGGCCACACCGGCTAAAGTTTGAGCAGCAACAGTTGGCTGTTGTTTTATTATATCTTCATAAGTTGATATTTGTTGTTTTGGTTCTTGTTGGATAACATTAGGTTGATTGGGGTCAGATTTATATTTCGACAACCAATTATTATCATCTTGCGGTTGTGGTGCAGCAGACGAAGTTCTGTAATTATCTAACCAATTATCAGTCATTAGGGTATTACCGTAGGAGGTATGTTTTTAACATTTGTTGGAATTGGAACCATAAAAGGTTTTCCGTTGTCGGTAGACAATTTGCCATTAGAATCTTCAAAAAGAAATTTTGTTCCCGGCAATAAAGATTTTGCTCTTATTTCATTTTTAATAGGCAATGGATGAACTTGACTGGTGGCTCTATCAATATAACTTGAAATTGGATTTTGTTTATTAAATTCAATTTCTGCTTGAGATTGCGGCACTCCAGATTGAACTTTTTGCGTTATATATTCATGTTTATCAACTTCTCTTTGCGCAGCTTCTGCTGTAGTTGCGTTAAGAAGTTGTCCACCCATGGGGGATAGTTCAACATTAGGATTTGATTTAGATGCCATGTTAATAGCCATCATGCTTTCGCGAGAACCAAGCTGTTTAACCATATTAAAAGAAAGGGCGGTGGCTTGTTTGTTAAAATCTTCTGAACTTGCCACCTTTTCTGGATCGAATACGTTTCCCTTAAAACCAAATATGGATGAAGCGGTATTAATTGCTTTTGCAGCATCAGCTCTTTCTTCGGCCAAAGTGCCCATGCCAACCCATCCACCATTGGAAAGTTTATTCATAGAATTTTGAATAGCTTGGGTTTGTCCCAATGCTTGTTGGGCAGATTCGTATTTATCTTGTTCTTCTTTGCCCAATCCTTCTTTAAGAAATTTTTCAATTTGAGGAGAAAGGCCAGAAGGAAAAGTCGTATTGTCATTTGGCATTCCCGCACTAATTTGATTGGGTGTCGGCGGATTTGGAATTGCTCCCCTAGAAAGAGGAGCCGTTAAAGCTGATGTGGGCATAGCTGGCGTAGCAAAGGTGTCCAAAGGGGTTCCAACGGGAACATTTTGTGGATTATTGGGTTGAGCAACAGTTTTAATTTGCGTTGGATTTTGAAAAGTTGGTCGGCCATTTTCATAAATAACGCCGCCGGGCGGTATTATTTTAGGAATTTCATGTTCTTTTTGAATAGCGGCGGGCAATTCAGCATAAGATTCAGCCATTTTTGTTAAATAACTTGGCGCAGTAATACCTATCAGTTGCGCAATACTTACTGCCCTCATTGCTGTTTCTGAATCACCGTTTTGAACAACGGAGGATAATTGATCCGGATTTCGCATAAGAGCTTGAGCAATTTGTGCATTAGTCATTTTTCCAGAAGATGGATAATTGTTAATTTGGGGATTTTCTGACACACGAGAGTTTCCCGGAGTTGAACTTGGAGATAATGAAGAAATGTTTTGTGATTTGTCTTGCGGAGCAGCAAATTGCGTGGTTTGCACGTTTTGTGCTGTTGCTTGTTGTGGAACCGAATTATTTTGCATTATGCCCGGAATGTTGGGCAATTGCATAGTTGGCAACCCATAAGATGGATTAATCGCATTTTGCCTTTGCGCCTGAAACATTTGCTGCGCATTGCTTAATTGTTTGGAATAAATATCTTGCTGATATAATTGCTGTTGTGTTCTTGCTTGTGCATTTTCTTTGGCCGATTGCATGGCCTCAAGGCCACCTTGACCCAAAGCACCAAGAGTTGTCGATCCCGGTTTTGAACCCGCAGCCATTGTCGCCAATCCAAAATTCATAAGATTGCGATAAAAATCTGGTGATGAACCACTATTATCTTGTGTCGGTTGATAATTAGCATTTGAATCTGTAACGTCAAACGGATCGGCCATTATTTCACCATTGAATAATTTATAAATTTGTAACCAAGTTCATTGGTAACAACAGCAGCCGGAATAATTTTTTCAACTTCGTCAGCCATGGCCATAAACACCACCGCCGCCCAAAAGAGAGCCAACGCCGCCAGCGAGAGAAGCAAAAGCACCAAGATTTTGTGCAGTAGCACTTGTGGGCGCAAGATTTTCTGTAGGAACTTGATATTGGTTATTAGCTGTTGAGGCAATTCGCAAATTAAGTTGTTGCGCGGGATAATTAACTTGATTAAGAAAGTTCTGATATGCAGATGTAAGTTGTGCTTGATTAAGAGCTTGTTGTTGCGTTCCCGCATTAAATACTGCATTAGCCCCAGCCAATCCTTGTTGTTGTTGGGCATTTGATATATTGCCAAATTGACTTCCCTGATTAAGATTAATACCCGCCGCTTGAGAACCAAGATTACTGTATGCTTGCGCGGGATTCAATTGCAATTGTTGTGCCTGCCCAGCTAAATTTCCGAATTGATTACCGGCTGACAATAAATTTTGATTTGCAGTATTAAATTGACCAAGCCCAGTTTGGTACGCTTGATTTAATCCCGTGGCCTCTAAATTATTAAGATTTTGACCAGCATAAAAATTATTTAATGCTTGTTCATTTCCATATTGGGCGTCCCCAAAAGCACCAGCCATGGTTGCACTTGAATTTATTTTATTGGCGTCTTGTCCTTGTTGTAGTTGCAACGCTTGTATTTGTGGTTGCAAAGCGGCTTGCGCATAAGGAGACATATATTGTTGCGCAATTTGTGGATTCCATTGTTGCGTTGCGGCTCCAGTCAACATATTGGCCGCACCAAGTTGACCTTGTCCAGCATTGGTTGCGTTGGCTATTTGTTGTGTTGCGGCTTGCTGATAAGGTTGATACGTCGCGCCAGCATTACTTGTATAATTACTTGCTAAATTTAATGAAGGTTGACCGGCATTAGCGGCTTGCGTCGTCATGTCAAGACCTTGTTGCTGAAGGGGGGAAAATCCAGCTACAGTTTGACCTTGATAAGTTTGGTATGGTTGACTAGCAATAGATTGAGCAATGTTTTCATTGGCTTGCACCATTCCCTGTTGCCAATCAGGAATCGCTTGTGTTTGAGTTACAGTATTACTGCCACCGCCGCTGTTGCCACCACCACACATTAAATAATCTCCATTTTATAAATAGAACCAGCTTTTTCCAAACCAACTTTTTTACACAAAAAATCAAGCGCATTTGCATCTTTTAACGAAGAAGTCATAAGCATTATTTCTTTAACTTTTATTTGTTTTCCAGCCGATACAAAAGCCGACAAAAGTTTTGATCCAGATTTTCCTTTGCGATGTTCCGGCAAAACAAAAAAACCACAATCTTGTAACATTAAATCATCGCCAAAAAAATAATCAGTTACCACGCCAAGAATTGCACCAACAATTTTTCCGTCTTTATCGTCTGCAAAACCTAAAAAATTTCCAGACATTAAATAAAAAAAATGTTTTTTTAATTTTTCTGGATTAAATTTTTTGTTTTTATAACGACCTTCGCCGTGCATAATTTCAGCTAAATGCACTAATTGCGATATATCGCTAGGCATAATTGTTCTAATCATTAACCAACTCCGGTTGTGCTTGCCGTTGGATAAAAGTTAAAAGCATTTGTGTTATTTGTGGCAGGATTGTAATTAGAGAAATTAGCTTGTGGGCCATTATAAGAAGTGGTTCCCAATTGTTGGGCAAAACTAGGCAATTGGCTGGCCGGTGTATATGGTTTATTAAAATTTGTTTGGAAATTTTGATTTTGCAAAGTTCCGCTGGCTCCGGGGCCAAATAATTGTTGCCCGGCGTATGAACCCAAGGCACCGCCAGCACCTTGTGAAAGATTTTTGGTTGTTATGCTATCAAGAAAACTTGGACTTGATGTTTCGCCACCCGGCAAACTCATGCTTCCTAATTGAGGTTGCATTTTCAAACCATTCGCCGTTGCCGCTGAAGTTGAATCTGCTGCTGCACCAGTTGTTGCGCCGCTATTACCTACCAAATTTCCAACTGTATTATTAGGACTACCTAAAACAGAACCAAGCCCCCAACTTCCCAAACCGGCTAATGCGCCACTTTCTAAAGCCTGCGTTGGTTTTTCTCCAGTGGCAACTCCACCTACGGCAGAACCAGCCGCAGCGCCTAATGGCCCACCAAAAACACCGCCAGCAGCACCCAATGCCATCGGCAGGAAACTTGACCAAAAATTATATTCATGTAACCCAGTTTGTGGATTTGTACTTGATTGTGGCGAACCTACTGTAAATTGTTCGGGAGAAACACCTTTTTTGGCGTATTCAGATTTTAACGTAGCTAAAACTTTAGGAGTCTGCAATTCGGGGGGAACAGTTTTTTCTCCGGGGGTTAAATGTGCAATTGTTGTGTCACCCATGCGCCCAAGAGCAGATAATTCTTGCTCTGTAAATCTAATTTGTTGGGGCGTCATATGTTGAGGTTGTGCTGGTTGACCGGGCTGTTGTTGCCGTTGCGCCATTATTTGTTGCATGAGAGCCATTTGTTGCGGCGACATTTGGGCAGCACCTTGTGGCGGCATACCTTGCGGCGGCATACCCTGTGGTTGCATACCTTGCGGCGGCATGGGCGGTTGTGAAGCCGAATTAATTAAATTAGGTGGCGCAAACCCTTGCTGTTGCACTAATTGTTGAAACGCTTGCATATTTTGAGGTGTTTGTTGTGGCATTGGTTGCATGGCGACCTACTGTGTTGAAGAATTAGATTTAAGAACACCCTTATTAATAAGGGCTTGTATTAAAGTACATAAAACTTGCGCTACATTGGTTGTGGTATCTGTTCCCGTAATAATTGTTGACGTGGTAAATGATGAGGGAATAAAATTAATACCGGCGGGTCTATCATTAATCCTTGATTGTGTTTGCAAATTTGATTTTAGACTGCAAGCCCAACGATACATAGCCAAATTGTAATTTTTCGGATCAGCAACATAATTGTTATCCATTGGATTTGGCGGCTCTGGAATACCGTACATTTTCATTAACGGCGTGCCCCCGCCACATTAACATCGGCTTGACAAAGACCAAGCCTGTAATCTCCGCCTAAAACATTACTTTCTATTTTGTATCCAACCAAAGTAGAACCTATTCTTGTGTCAATTAAAGGAGTGCTATCACTTGCTCCCAATGTATATGTTCCGGCCACTGTTTGTGGGTCTTCTGGGTATGATTGCGTTAAAATTGAAAGCGTACATGCACCAGTTTGACGTTCAAAATCCGGTAAGAACCCCATTATATCACAATGTCTATCGCCTTTCGATATAGAAGTTGGGCTAAATACAACATAACTATCTAATGGAGCGCCATTTGCATCATTTCCGTATTCTTCTTGATAAACATTTCCATAGGCATCGGTTGATATAGGATGAGAAAAAAGTGTCGCGTCAACTTGACTTGTTCTTGTTTTTGTATCAATTGACCATATTTGTTGGTCAACATGATAGGTGACGGAATTGCTAATTTCAGTATTGCCAAATCCCGGATAATAAAAAGTAACTTCTTTTTTTGCAACATTTGTAACAGAAAAACATTTTGTTGCTTGACTATTTGTTAAATTGCCAAAAACATAGTCCCTAATGTCATCAGATGGCAATGGATTTACGGTTCCATTCCAAATCCAAAATTCATTTGGTCCCATCCAATATGCATTGCCGCCAAAAGTTGATATAGCTAATGGCGCTATAAGTCCGCTATTTCTTCCAGAAGCTGTTGAATCATAAATAAAACTATCACCGCTATAATTAAATGAATAACAACAATTATTTGTTAAAACTAAACTTGTTCCGTCTCTTACCGCAACACCGCCAACTAAGAAAGAGCCTATTTGCAATGTTCTGGCGTTAGAAGTATTGGTTGGCAACGGTGTCCAATTATTATAATTATTTTGATCTGGCCATGATATTTGTAAAGCACTTGATGAATTTCCTAATGCAAATACAAATCTTTCTGGAGTAACAAACATAGCCAAAACGCCACTAGATGGCGCATTATACATTGGATAAGCTCGCCCATTATTGGATGCATAAGTTGTTGGGTCCCATATGTATATTGTACCATTATATGGACTTGCTAAAAGTTGTTGTCCGTAATTGTCTAAACTCCATA